GGTTCTCGTCCACAAACTATGATGAAAGCCAAACGTTGTGAAGAAACTGAATGTCTTTGTCTTGATATACTTGTTGATAAAATAACAAAAGTTATTGATGGTAAAGAGATTACTTATGAATATGCTAAGTTTAAATGTAGGAATGATTTAAATAATGAAATATTTGAAGTTAAACCTACATCTGTTTATAATGGTGTTACTGATGAAACTATGACAAGTGATTATATTTTAGGTCATAGAAATCAATTCATTGGTAAATTACTTGCTATTAAGTTCTACGAAAGAACTGATAAAAAGATTCCATTTAATGCTAATGCTTATGGAGTTCGTGATTATGAAAGTAATGATGATTAATATATGGAAGTAGACAATCCTTTTAAAGAAATTGATAAAGCTAAAGATGTTATTAAAGAAACTTCTAATGCAAAAGAAGAACTTGCTACATTAGCTATTACTTCTGATAAATATAAACCTATTACTATAAATGGGATTACTGTTCCATCTCTTGTAAGAATGGATTCTCCAGATGATCCATATATTTGTACAGATCAACGTAAAATTGAAGATTTGTTTAAAGATGAAATTGATTGGCTTAATACCAATATTAATTTCATTCTTGACGCAAATGGAGATTTTATTCCTGTTACAAGTGGCAATCAGTTTGTATTTTATCAGACTTTATTGAAAATTCAATATTATATTTATGTACATAATATTCCTATTGAGTTTTTTGATGGTAACAATGAAAATGCTCGCTATTATAAGATTTGGAATATAGGTTATCTTATTGATAATGAAAATGTAGATTTAGCTTATACTCCTGAGTTTAGAGTTACTATTGATTTTAATATGGCTGCTGAAGTTGAATCTCGTGATCATGCTGTTAAAATGTTTAATAGATATACTTATGGTTTAATTAAAGATCATATTAAACTAATAGAATATAAAGTTCCTAAAGGTAGTCCTATTGCTAAAGCAAAGTGTTCAGCTAGATTAATGTTTAGTTCTCTTGAAGCTGTTGAAGAATGGTTAGAAAATGAAGTTATAACTTCTATTGAATCTCCATCAGATAATCATATACTTTCTTTCTTTCCTAAACTTAATCCTTTGTATCTTAATTCGAGAGTTAAAACTACAGATACATTTAGTTTTTATGCTAATCCTAAAGCATGGATTGCTCAAAATGATTCTGGTAATACTTATAAAGCTAAAGTTAATATGCTATTATTTCCGGAATTTATTGGTGAACTTAACATTACTACTTATATTTCCGCAGCTAAAACTATTGAAGTTGAAATGGAACATCTTTCCAATCGCATTAAAGCTCTTTGTGATAAATATATTTATAAGAAAGCTTAATTATGGATGCTGTTTCTAGTGTTACAAAAGAAATGTTTCGTAGATACTTCTTAGCAGCTCTTGTTAGTATTGGTATTCCCAATAGTAAAGGTAATGAGTTTTGTGATGAAAATAGTACAATGCGTCTTCAAGATATGTATATTTGTACTGTTATTTCTATGAAAATTGATGATTTTATGGAATCTATTATTCCGGATTATAAAGGTTGTATGCCTAATAATACTTGGAAAGATATAGTTGATTATAATTTTTCAGATGATTAGATTATGAGAGTTTATTTTAGTAAAACTATTCCTTTTGGCAAATTTATTGCCATTAATCTATTCGCTAGACTTTATATTAAAGATAAAGATAGAAATAGGATTAAGTATTTTATTAGAAATTCTCGTAGATATTTTCATCTTATTCAACATGAACGTTCACATACTAAACAACAAAATGATCTTCTTGGTATTTTCTTTTATATTTGGTATGTAATTGAATGGTTCTTTAAACTCTTTACTGAAGGCCAAGCTTATAAAGAACTTTCATTTGAACGTGAAGCTAGACATAATGAGTTAGATATTGATGATTATGATGTTCGAGTTCATATTGAAGATGGATCAATTCTTATACATTCTAAAGGAATTAATACATCTAATATTATCATTAATAATCTTATTGATGATGCTAAGAACATTAAATATATTGAATTTATACCTATGAAGACTAAAGGTTCTCTTATTGGTCGTAAATGGGGAAGTTGGTTAAAATATGTTTTTAAGCGGTAACTCCGCTACGCATATATATTGTTTCGTTATTTTGACACTTACAGATATTGACGTGAGTCACTCTGTTGAAGCCGCTAATCTTAATTGATTAGCGGCTATTTTTTGTTTAATTTAAAATTATTATTATGATATTTGAATTGGCTATTAAAGCTATTAAAAGTAAAGAAGCTATTGCTTTTAGAAGTAATTGAGAAGGACATAAGTTTATATTTTGTCAAATTCCTGCTACTATTTCTGCAAATATTATTCCTAATATGCAAAGTCTTCCTGATATTGTCAAGAAAAACATATTAAAAGAAGGATATTGTGCAATACATTATATTAATCAGATTTGTATCTTTGAAAATGGAAATATTACTTATTATATTCCTAACGGAGAAGATATGTTTGCTACAGATTGGAAAATTATTAGTGATACTATTCCTTGTTAAAATTAAATTGATATTATGAAAGAATTTGATGAATATCAAAAGTTTACTGCTACTACAGATATATATCCCGATGATGATTTTAATATAGGGTATAAAGCTTTAGGTCTTACTGGTGAAGCCGGTGAAGTTGCAGATAAAATTAAAAAAATTTATCGTGATAAAGATGGTAATCTCAATGTAACTGATGAATTAGAAATAGCTAAAGAACTTGGTGATTGTCTTTGGTATATTTCTCGTATAGCTGATGCTATAGGATTTGAATTATCCGGTATTGCAAAGCTTAATGTAGATAAATTATCTAAACGTAAATCTGAAGGTAAACTTCATGGTTCAGGTGATAATCGATAAGTTATGGCTAAAAAAGATAATGTTAATCATCCTAAACATTATACTTCTGACCCTAGTGGTATAGAATGTATTGATGTTACTCGTCATAGAAATTTTAATGTAGGTAATGCTATTAAATATCTATGGAGAGCTGGACTTAAAATCGATGCTGATAAATCTTCTATTAATAAACAAATTGAAGATTTAGAAAAAGCTGTTTGGTATATTGTTGATGAAATTCATAGACTTGGTGGTAGATGTACTGTTAAAACTGATTCAATTAATACGTGTTTACCTATCGATAATGAAAGTATTATTGAAGCAGCTTTGAATTATCATACAAAAATTAATGGTAAAGAAGTTAGTATTTTAGGTTTAAGCAATGGTAATGATGGTATTAAATTTAATATCGAAGATCATCTTAAATCTATTCTACTTGATTTACATTATACTACTGAAACTGACGGTCAAACCAAATTAAATATATAAGTATGCAATTTGTTAAACCTATTGCTGTTATTCATACAGCTCATAATTTAAAAGGTGGTCTTCAATTAGCTGAATTTGCTGGTCGTCTTTGTTATAAATCTGAAAGTAACGCCTGTCCCGGAACTTATCAGAAGTTTCTTTTTATGCTTATGAATAAAGGTCATACTTCTATTTTAGAGCATTGTCCTATTTATATTTGTGGTTATAAAAATGATTTAGGAACTGTTGCAAATGCTATTATAAAATCTCCTTTTTCTAGATTTACTACTAGAACAGATACTGTAACTAGTACAAATCCTTTTTGTTATATTTATAGTAATCTTAGAGTTGTTTATGATTTTGATTCAGATTTCGCTAAGCAACTTGTTATGACTTCTACTATAGAAGGAGATGATATTTGGAAAGATCAAGGTGTTGCATGGTTTGTTCCAAAATTTAATAGTCCTTATGCTCGTATGAGTGCATATATAACTACTCTTAGAAGTATTGTAGATGAACTTGTACGTGAACGTATTCAATCTGAGGCTGTTGAATCTACTCGTTGGTGTGATTACTCTAATGATAATAAATTTGAAGGTATTACTTTCTGTTTACCTCATTGGATTAATCATAATATTTTTGATTCTTGTATGAAAAGATTTTTAGCTGATGTTAAAGAAGCTAATATCAATAAAGATAAAATCGATAAACTTTATGATTATGAAGATATTGCTTTTTGTCTTTATCAAAATACAGAAGCTATTGAAGCTAAACGTTGTTATCATTATATTAGAGCTTCTATTCTTGATGAAATCTTATATAATGAAGCTAAAGATGAACTTAAACTTCCTGCGCAAGATGCACGTGAGTATTTATTTTTAGGCGTTAAAAGTGAAATGTATTATACCGGTTATAATGAAGATTGGGATAATATAATTGAAAAACGACTATATGACAAATACGGTAAAGCTCATGAGAATATGCACGTGATTATGCAAAAATGTAAAGATCATCTTGATTCTATTCGTGTATCTCAAAAGGCAGCACAAGATGACGGAACGAGTAAAAGTGCAAGTAAATAAAATTGCAGCATTTATACCTATTAGAGAATATCTAAAATTATATGGTAGTCCTACTACAGTTTTTCATGGTCATTCTTTAGATATTCCTATGACTTTTAAACAACAAGTTTCTAAAGATGAAATTCTTGTTTATGAACCTCTAAATGGTAAACATTCTCTATATAATATAGATAGAATACTTGTTAAAGATATTGTTGTTCGTTTTAAAGATATTGAAGATTATACTCATTACCAAACTGAATTAAATTTCGATGAATCTGTTTGAAATACAAGCTAAACTTGATAATATATTTAATCAAGTTATAGAAAATGAAGGTGAACTAGATGAATCTCTTGCTTCTGAACTTTCAATAGCTCAAGAAGAACTAGATGATAAACTATATGCTTATTCTTTTGTAATAGATAGATATTCAAGTGATATTGCTTTATTGAAACAATACAAAAAAGCACTTGATGATCGTATTGCTAAATTTGAAAAGAATCAAGATAAACTTAAAGATGCTATTGCAGAAGCTGTTTATAAATATGGTGATCCTGTAGTCAAGAAAAATAAAGATACAGGTCTTAAAGAAGAAACTGGAGCTTATTCTTATAAAACTCCTGTTATTACTATTAATGTTCGTAAAACTAAAACTGTTGAAACTGATAATGACTTATATAATCACTTTGCCTTGTCGGTTGTCCAGCATATCAGTGATAATTCCATATTAGATATGCCAAATTTGCCCCAAATTAGCGCATTTGCGACAATAAATATAACAAGTGGATTAACTATACCACAGGCAGCCAAATTGCGAGAAATGGCAGCAAATGAAGGTATTTTGATAGATGATTCGGACATTAAAGTTAAAGTATCTAATAAGGAGCTTAAAGATGTTCTTGATACTGAACCTGAAGGTCTTGATGCTTGGACACTTGGTGAAAAGGATGTTGTTACTATTAGAAAGTAATTAATTATTGAAATAAAACTCGGTATGCCTTTTGTAAATTATCAAAGACGTCCTCTTATATTTAATGAGATGGGTAAACCTATCAATGATTTGAGTGTTGAAGAGGCAATTAAAGAAGCTGGTTTGGATTATAAAGTTGGTATTAAAGAAACTCGTGTTCGTCTTGCTGACGTTAATGATCCAAATAAGTTTCTTCTTTATAAAGTTCCAAATTCTTTTGCTACTTATAGAGAAGATAATAATCATGTATTCGGTGCTGTTGGTTCTAAATATGAAGTTGTTCAAAATTCTGTTGCTCTTGATTTTATTAATCAAGTTTGTGATTATGATAAGACAGTTCGCATTGAAACAGCAGGTGTATATAAAGATGGTGCAAGTATGCTTGTAACTGCAAAATTTCCTGAAGCTATGACTATTGGAAATAATGATCTTATTGATAAGTATTTATTATTTACTAATAGTCATGATGGTTCCGGTTTAATAACTTGCGCTGTTACTAATATTCGTGTTGTTTGTAATAATATGCTTAATCAAGCTATTAAAAACGCTGATTCAGTATTTGGATTCAAACATACTAAAAATGTTCACAATGCTATCATGAGTGCAGTTGAAAAGATTCGTTCAGCTCATATTTATCATGAAGCTCTTCAAGAATCTATGCAAGCTCTAAAGAATGTTTCTGTTAGTGGTAGAGATGTTAATAAATTTGTTTATGATCTCTTTCTTACTGCTGAACAACAAGATCATATGAAACTAAGAACTAGTATATATTCTGCCGATAAAGAAGTTATATCTACTAAAACTCAAAATAAAGTTATTGCTGTTCTTGATACAATTGAAAAAGGTGTTGGTCAAGAAATGCATAGAGGTAGTATGTTATGGCTTTATAATGGAGTGAATTGCTATATGAATAATGTTGTTGATTATAAGTCATCAGAAGATCGTTTTGAAGCTCTTACTAAACGTACAGCTTGTAAAGTTAATCAAAGAGCTTTTGATCTTGCTTTGACTTCTTTAAGAGCTGCATAATGGAAGATCAGAAAACACATACGTGTTATATTGAAATTGATGGTAATGTAATCACTCGTGATGCAAACGGAACTCTTATTAATGAATTTACTGGTAATTGGTCCGTTTTGCATAAAGTATATAGATTTGCTACTATGACTGCTACTGAAAAGCAAAAACATAAACGCATTTCTCCTAATCTTTATATTGGTAGTATTAAGTATGTTATGCGACATCCGGGTACTAATCAAAGTTTTATTGTTAATTCTACTCAAATTAAAAAGATTTTACCCTATATTGTTAATGTAAACAAAGTTAATTTTGGTGGACTTAATGAATGTGGTGTTGATAGTGAAATTGATTATTAGTCTTCTAAGCATAGTGCTATTACAAGTGCTATGCTTAGTTCCGCACGCAACCACAAGCACTTTCCCTACTGGGGATTGGAAAGCTCATCTAGTATTATTAATAGTACTAGAAATACTTTCTTTATAATCATAATCACTAACAAGTTTGCCAATAGAATTATCAATATAATGATTATAAGCATAGCGGAACTATGCAGACCCCGGTAGAGGGATAGATGTGGAAGCGAGAGGAATCTAGCGTTAGCACTAGTAGTATTAGATTTAGTATAGACACAAAGAGAGAGAGGACTGACAGTATTATCTGAAAGCCCTCTCTCATTTTTTTTAAGTCCAACAGAAGTCCTTACTTATTTAGTTCAACTATCATCTGTAATATTGGGTTCTGTTGCATATAATACGTATTGTTCTTTGGTAAATAGAACATCTTGTTGTATTGATTGAATAATGGAATAGTTTTCTTAAATGCAATCCAACGTTTATCTTCATCTTTATATGTACCTCTATCATAAAGCATTTCTTCATCATCTACGATCATTGGAGCAATAAGTGTCCAATAAGCAAGATTAAGGACATTAGATATACTTGTTTCAAAAGGTATAGGTGCCTCCATAGTACGTTTATAGAATGAATAAAGACCCCAAGGTGAAGTTTCATAAAGCTCAGTTTGAACACCATAAATAGTATAACAAGCAAGAGCAAAGAATAGATTTTCATCAAGTTCATCGTCATCATCTGATGCAGCATACATACTTGCAGCAACAAGAGATAAACCAACAAGAGTTGTAAAATTAAACATAGCTCTTTTAATATTAGCTTTTTGAGCTTGAGACAGAGTATTATATCTAAAGTTTATATCTTTGAACCAATATAATAAACCGCAGAACCCATTGAATATAGCTTTAGCTTTAGTAGCAAAATCAATATCTTCGCCATTTTCTATAGCTTTATCAATAGTTTCTCTATAAGCACTTTTACCATTGGATAATAGAAAATTTAGCATATCCATGTAAGCACCACTTCTATAAGATTCAAGACGTTCATCAAATACAATTTTACCTACACGTTTACCCCAGTATCTAATAAAGTTAGGACGAAGCCATTTACGGAATTGAAGAATAACTTCTCCCCACATCTTACCAGATAGCATAGATTTATCAAAAGTGTTATAAATACCATGAAGACTATGATTAACGCCTTTAACTTTACCTAAGAATTTAGCAAAATCTTCAAGAGTTATACCACTATTTTCTTTAATTGAAGCAATACCATCTTTAAGCTCAAATACATCATATAGAGTAGTATGATTAGATTCAAATTTTTTCTTGGCATCTTTTAGTGCTTCTTTATAAGCTTTAGCATAATTGTTTTTCCATTCTTTAGTAAAGTTATTAGCTTTATAAGAAATGAATCTTGAAAGATAATCTACAAATTCAATATTATTACCTTTAAGAGATTCTTGTTTAGTCTTATAATTTTTATATCTAGTAAAAGTATCAGCATCTACCATTTGTTCAAACATTTTTTCTCTAAGTGAGAATACGAATTGATCATAGTTCATAATAGAACCAGCAACAATTCTATGAGTTTGCATAGCAGATAAGAATGTAGCGAATTGAAGATAATGTTCACCAATAGTATTAGGAGAGAACATTATATTATCCCATTTAGACATACCAAGAGAAACAATGTTAGTCTTAGTATCTACACCAGCTTCAATGTGATCTTCAAAAATATTACCAGCTAGTTTCATTAAAGCTGCATCAAGATTATCACAAGTATATTCACCAAGTGATGCCCATAATGATGGAAGAGCTTTAATATACATTTCATGAGCTTTAAGAAGTGTAGATTTAGTAGTAAATTCACCACCAGTTGCTTCACTTACAATATTGATATGACCTGTACCAATATTCTTTAAAGCAGCAGTTAAGTTCATCCACATAAGAGATTTACTATTAACTGTATGAAGTGTATTAAGAAGTTGATCTGTTAATGTATTAATGCGATTCTTACCTTCAAAAGCATCATAAAAAGCTTTAAATCTTTCAAAAGCATAAGTATCTTTACCTTTCTTAGTAACGACTTCAGTTTTCTTAGTATAAAGAGATAAAACTTTATTAATAATGTTTTTACTTTTAACACCATATTCTCTAGCTTGAAATTCAGGCATAGAAAGAATAGTTTGAAGAAGATTAAGTTCAGGTTCAAAATCACGATTAATCTTAATACGTTTTAGTTGATTAATATAATTAAGAGTTACATTAAGAGGATCATAATTCATTCTATCTTTAAGTTCACTCATTTGCTTATCAGATAGAGTTTGATTATATTCAACTATATCACTAATAGAAGTTATAGGCTTATGATAATTTCTATGTTTAGCAATATTATTAGCTTTTTCGATTAAAGCGTTATAAGCATCAACATTAGTTATAGAATAAAGATCATATTTAATTCTACCTCTAACTTCTGGACGATTAAGAGCAGTAGCTTTAAGATAATATTGAGTTTCACCACTTAATGTATTCTTATAATCATCTTCTTGTAATTCGTGCCATCCAATAGCTTGTTTGAGAACATCTCTATAACTAGCAGATATAAATGTTGGAAAGAAATTTGCTCCTTTAACAGTATTAGGCATGGAAACATCATTAAGTTCTGCAAATAATTCTTGCATTTCAACAATCATATCAATATCGTTTCTAGTAAGTTTACTAAATTTAGAATCACGATATTCAGGACGACAAACTTTAATTTCAAGAAGAACTTTATTAGTAGTTTGACCTTGAACTTTAAGTTTAATACCATTTACTTGAGCAAACTTCTTACGTATCTTAGATTTATAAACACGTTCTATAAGTTTAGTATAATAATACGCTTCAGTATCAGTAAGGTTAGGAAAATATGCTTTAGGATTAGCATATACATCTTCTAGTTTTAATTCAAGTCTTCCTTTATATTCAGCAGGAATAGAAACATCCATTGTTGAATAGATACCTTTACCAGCAGCTTTTACTCGTTTAATATGAGCTTTTTCAAGTTTAGCTAAAGCATCTTGTGCATTTTTAATTGTAATAAAATCATCAGATTCAAGTGCAGGTTCAAGAGCTTTTCTTTCATGAATATATTCATCATATATAGAGGCTTTAGCTTGAGCATAATCGAATGCAGCTTTAACTATATCAAATGGAGTAGTTAATTGAGCATTATTATCATTAATAAACTTAGATCTAAAATCATTAGAACGAGCTTGTGAAAATTTGATATTAGGTTTACCATTAGACTTTTCTGAATAGAAGTTAGGATACTTCTTGAATAATGCAAATGTTTGCTTGTTTTTATTAAGAGCAAATTCAGTAGCATTAAGAGCATGAAGTTCATATTGAGAAAGAACTGTATCAATAATAGGAATTCCACTTTGTGCAGCAGAATCTAACCATTTAATAGCAGTAGATAAATCAAGATTATCACCAAGCATAGTACGAATATTTTCTTGAATATCTTTCTCAGTTACAAGATATGGACCAATATCATCAGATTCAAATCCAGTTTCAACGAGTTTATCTTGAATATATTTAAATTTAGTATTAAAGCTAGCATTATGTGATTTTTGATTCATCATAATACCAAAATAAATCTTAGAAGCATCAATAACTTTGCGTTTAAGAGGAATTATTTCCGCATATAAACCTTTAAGATTAAGAAGAGCTTCATTAAAATCTTTAATTGAATCTTTAATAGTTTGAGAAGCATTTTCAAAACTAACTTCATCAATAGGATTTAAATCTTCAATATAAGTTTGAGATTTAATAAGACTACTAAGTTTATTTAAATCAGTAACCCATTGCTTACGATCAGCAGGAGTCTTCTTAGTCCATAAATCAGAAATTGTATTAGTATTTAAATCAATGACTATATTATTAATCATATCTTTAACACTCTCAAATATTCTAGCATTATACTTGAAAGTATCAATGTAATTAGGAAGACTATTCATGTCCCTACCTAGTTTAGCTATTTCATCTTTAGCTCTAGCATCTAGTTTCTCTAAATCAGTATTAAGTTCTCCCATGATAGACATTTCATCTCGAAGTAACTTAGTATTACCAATAGCTGTCTTTTCAACTTCATATAGAGTATTAATAAATTCTAGATTTGATATACCTAATCCAGTATTATCATCTGCTACAAACTGAGTATCTAAAACCATAGAGAACTTAGGTATTGTACTATTAATAGTATGAACTGTAGTTGTAGCATTCTTTTTAATACCAATATAATCAACTATAATATCATTAATACCATCTGCCTGAATTGCACTAATATTTGTTGGATTTAGTCTTTGAATAAGACTTTCTAAGCCCTTGAAAATTTGTCCTTGAACTTTTAATTGTTCGAGTTGAGAAAGTGGCTCTCCGTTGGCGATTAGTGCCAAATTTTTGATATTAGCAGGCAGTGTTTCGATATTATATAAATCCTCAATAAGCCTCTGAGTTGATATAGTAATAACATCATCATTAGCAATAAGACCTCTATTGGTATCAGATTCATTTCCAATATAAATAGTAATATCTGCATTACTTGTAGCAGCATCAATAGCTTGTGTTAAACTTCCATGAGATTCAGTATTAGTAACAGAACTATTAAATTTACGATAGAACTTACTAAGAACTGTAGCTATTTTCTCGTATATTTCTTGAGATTCAATGTTATATTTAAAGTAATCATTAGCTGTAGTTAGATATTCAGATTTAAATGTTTTATTAATAGGATAATAAAAAGTACAATCATTAATATCAAAACGTTTATAAAGAGTACCTTCAGGTAATTTAACTTTATAAGATTTCTTAAGACCAGTAAGTTCTTTATCTATAACTTTTTCACGAGTCTTAAGATACATATCATTAGCATAACGAGAATTATTAACAAATGCTGTAGGTTCAACAATCATTTGACCAACAATATTCCATATATCATTATGCTTAACAATAATTGCATTTTTTAGAATACTATTGAGAGCATCTTCTATATACTGCCGAACTTCAGGATCAACATCATTATGCCATTCATTTGCAATTCCGCCTTTAAGTCCAAAAGCATTTCTTGATAAATTACTTTTAGTAATCTTAGTAAAAGTAGGAGTTTGATCTTTAACTCTTTGTTTACCACTATTAGTATCATAAATATATTCAGGTTTCATATATTTAACGATACGAGTATTCTCAGAATTAGCTCTAATAAATGCTTCAATAAAACGATCAAGTTCTTCATTATCTCTAAGAAGAATATTATCTTCATTAGACTGACTAGCATATAAAGCATTAGCATAATTATAAAGAGCAGCATTATTTGACCTAAAGTTACTACCTCCATCAGTAATACCTTGTTCTCTCATCGCAAGTCTTATATCTTTATCGCTAGTACCATCAATAGATTCAAAATTAATAGAATCGAATTGATCTCCCCAAGTAGTCTTATAAGCGCTTATATAACCATCATTTTTAGTTTTAAATCTACCATAAAGATCAATAGGAATATATTTAGATAGATTACGACCGAAATCAAGTTTATTAATCCAAAATGCGTATTTAACTAGATTTTCACCAAGAATACGACAATACTCATCAGGACTATTAATAAGTTGAAAGAATGTATCTCTAGTAAAATCAACATCATCACTTTCTTTAGTTGAAATACCTATGTAACCATTTCTTATAATAAGATTTTCCATAGTATTTGAAGATAATAAAGAAAGAATATGATTAGGATTAAGCTTAAGATTACCTTTAGTAATATATTGTCCATTAACTACTACATATTTACCATCAGTTAATGTATTTTTAACCATAGCTAATTGAATACCTACTGGTAAATCTTTAAACATAGCTATTTTTTCAGCATGAGTATAAGGTCTATTTTCAGTTTCATTATACCATGTTTTAAGATTAACTGATGTAAGTGATAAATCAGTAGCTAGTTGGAATCTAAATTCATTCTTATCATTCTTAATAATTCTAGTACAACCTAAAAGTTTAGCTCTATCTTCAAGAACAGCTTCTGGACTTTTACTATTATCATTAAAGAATGACATATCTCGAATCTTATCAATTATAGCATAATTAATAAGAGCTTCTCTAAGTTCAGGATTATTATTCTGACCAAGTTTAGCCATACAATAATTAATCTTATCTTTGAAAAGAGGATTCTCACTAATGAATATATCATGAAACATATTAACAGACATTTCATTAGTAGAATATAATTGTTGTTGAAGAATAGGATAAGCACTATCTTCTATAGTCCAATCAGGATTAGTAATAGATGGAAATATAGCTTCAATCATCGATTGATCACCTATTCTAAAAGGAGATTTAGGTTTACTTAATTGAATAGGTTTATCTTCAACATCTGTAATAGATAAAAGATAATCATTTGCTTTATTAATCCAATCATCTATAACTTTACCTTTATCCGTAATAGCATTTACACTATAGTATTTATAAAGAAGTTCATCAATCATAGTGTCAGGAACTTTAGCGTCTTTTGCATTTTGAACTAAAGTATTAACATTATGTTGAAGCATAGCAATAGATTCAAAAAGTTTATTACTTTCAGAAGTTTTAGGACCAGCACCTTTCTTTTCAGTAATAAGACATCCTTGCGCACGTTTCATAGCATTTACAGCTTTATCGACGTACATATAGTAATCTAAAACTTCAAGTTGACGATTGAGATAATTAGCATATGCTTCAAGATCTTCAACATTATGTTTATAGTTTTGACCTTTTTTAAATAAAGAATCAAGTTCAGTTATAGTTTTAGCTTTATTCTTAATTCCACTATTTATTTCATAAGCTGTAATTCCAGTTTTTTCAGCAAGAGCTTCAATAAATTTAGCCATAGCTTGAACTTGATTTTGATTTATAGTTAAACCATGTTCATGAGCTTTAGCTATAGTAAAATTAGATAAATCTTCTTGTGCAAGAAATTTATTAATTTTATTAATAACAGCTTTAAGACCTACATTATCTTGATTAAATGTAAAATAATCTTTAATAAAATCTTTAAGAGATTCACCTTTATTAATAAGAAGTTTACTCATAACAGTTACGGCGTCAATCATGTAATCACTGCGAACATTATGAAAACTAATATTAGTAAAGTTATTAGAGTTCTCTATAGATTTAATAGAAATATTAGTAACAAAATCACTAATGATTTGTTGAGATTCAATAAGAGCTGAATAAATATATCTATTAACACCTTCAACTTTAGCATTTTTAGTTTTTAAATTAGCATTCCAACTTATAGGAAATGAAGCTAATAATGCAGTATTACCAACAGTATAAGTATTAAGATTAAACCAAAGATTATCTTTAACAGCATCAAGAATATGAGATGTTAATTCAGAACGTTGAGCGGATATAGGTTCATCATTTATATCTGTCCAAGTACCATAATCATTATTATATAAACTACGACACCAAACAGTAATTGTACTATCATCTACATTAATTTCAATACTACGTTCTCCATTAGATAACTTCTCTTCTTTAAAAGCTTTAAGAATTTGTTTCTTAGCCCATTCAGCTTTATTAGGAATATCTTCATTATATCCAGCAATATCACTAAAATTAAGTCTAATAGGAATAGAAAAATCATCAGAGAGTTTAGTTTCAGTAAAACCCATGATAGATAGAGCATTATCTGCTGCAATAGATTGACCTTTAAGCACTGCAATATTATTATTAATATTACGAATCTTAATTTGATCAATAAGAAAATGCTGATTCATCATAGAGTTATCATAACCAGCAATTCTATTTATATAAGAAGCAGCAGATTTACTATGTTCAAATTCATTAGGTTTTTCTTTATTAAGAGTATTCTTAAGATCAGAATGAATACCAATCCATGTATCAATAATAGCATTATCTTTAGCAGCTCTTGGCATTCTTCCATAATCATTAAGTTCATTCCACTTAGTAGTAACAGTCTTATCTATAAATTCTTTATATTTGGCATCATAATCTTTCTTAGCTTCTTTAAGTTTAGAATAGATTTCAGTTTTTTCATCATAAAGAGCTTTAAGTTCAGAATCAGTTATAACAGAATTTAGATTAGCTGTATTATAAGATTCAATTTCAGCTTCTTTAGCTTCCATTGCTTTAGCTAGAGCTTCACGTTCAGAAGTATTTTTTGAATAAAAACGTTCTCTTTGAAGATCTGCATATTCAGTTTTTAATCTAGTTAATACAGGATCATTTATTCCAGTTTGAGTATTAATCTTTTCATTAATATCACCAAGTCTATTAATTAAAGGAACTTTAACTTTAAGATAATCTTGTTTAAGTGAATCTTTAGCTTTAGCAAAATAAATATCTGCAACATATTCTAAAGATTGACGTTTATATGAGTTAGTGTTATTCTTAGTATATTCAACGTAATTACCGTTAATTACATCAAATTCTTTCATAGAAAGATAAATACTATCAATATCATAGTCCCAACCAGTACGTGTAACAAGATGTTCAGGAACAATAGCTTGACTTGCACCATTGTTCAAAACTCCTACAACTTTAGCAACAAACATAGATTGATGACCTTCAGTAGGAATACGAATACCAAACATAGTTCTTAAATTCTCAGGAATAGTATTTAAATCTAGATTACCATCAGCATCTAATTTAAATCTAGAATCCCAATTATTAAGAATAATTTCAGCAGGATGAAATACTTGTTTAATAGAACCATCTTCTTGTTTAACTTCTTCCCACCATTCACTTTGAAGTTTAAAGTCAGCATCTTTCTTAATTATAGGAGTACCATTGGCATCTCGCTTAATACTACCATCTTCATTAAGTTCAGCTCTAAGTTTCCAATAGTCATCAGAGAACTTAATTTGACCTTCATGATACATTTTAGAAACATTAGCTTGAGTTCCTTTAATTAACCCTTTTTTATCCAACGTAACAGATGCAGGCTGTAAGAAAGTATCAGGCTGAATAGTAACGTGAGCACCTTTAAGTTTAAGATTTGTAACTCTACGTGTAATACGAGCTAATAGAACAGATTCAATTCTACTTTTAATTGTAGGATGATAAAAAGGTATAAAAGGTCTACCGTCTACCATCATAGTAGCTTTGATAAAATTTCTATCAATTTCAGTTTCATTAAAGTATCTACGAAGATCAGCGAGAACTAAATCTAAATTAACTTCAACTACATTCTTATCATTAATAGATTTATATTTGATATTACCTTTATCATCAATAGCTCCCCAATCAGAAAGCAAACGATACATTTCATCATTAGCGTTAGTAGCAAGAAGCATTTGATAATATTCAAATACACCAGCTTTATCAAAAGATTTATCTCCAGTTTTACCTTTACGTACAGTACCAGCAATAGAGTATTCTCCATTAAATACAAGATTATCAAGAATACGTTTTTGAAGCTGAGTACCAATCTTATTCTTTTCATCCATTAAATGAGAAGGCACTTCTTGTTGCACATAGAGATTACTATGACTAAGCGTATGTTTAAAAGCATCAATACCTTTAGGATAATTCTTTAATTCATAACGATTAGTAGATTCATTATATTGAATATTAAGAATAGCATCCTGTTCATTATTAGCAATATTAAAGAGCTTAACTTGAGGTAAACCACCAACTTTATGTCCAGATGCAAAGTTAATAGAATCAATACCTTCTTGTTTCATCCAATCATAAAGAGTTTCATAATTTGTACCCTTATACATACGTTTGAATACAACAAGAGTTGAATTTTTATCTTGATGTGAAAATACAATATCAGTATTAAATCTATTATTTAACGTAGACTTACCACGTTTATAGAAGTAATACTTTAGCTGTTCAACGATACGTGCATAATCTTGCGAACTAATAGGACTATCTTCATCTTCCACAATATCTTTAAGAGTTTTACCAGAAGGTAAAGTAAAACTATCATAACTACCCATAGCTTTAAAACGAGCTATACATTCATCTTGAGTTATAATATTAAAAGCATCTGCGGTTGTAATCTTATCAATACCAAATCTGCGTCGAAGAGTATTAGTTGTAGTTTCATCGGATTTAACAAAAGGAGCTACAATCCTATCGATCATATTATCTCTAAGTTTAACATCACTTACGATAATTTGAGTATAAGTTGTATTACTTCTAGTTTTAGAACCGGGTCTAACACCTTGAGATGCACGTTTAGCCCAATCAAGAGCATTTTTAAATTCAAAAGTATAACCAGTGAATAATTCTTGAATAGAAATATCTGCAATATAATGATTAGCTAAAAGATTAGCGATAACAAATCCCCAATAACGATCATTTTTATAATCATCTGGAAGTTGTTCACTTATAACTTTAAGTTGATTCTTATAGGTTAGAGTAGATTGAATATTATCTCTGATAGGAGCTAAATAATCAAAAGCATCTTGTAAATGACTATTCATTCTATCAACAAACATTCGCATAAAAGCATTATCGATTACATCTCCGTATGCAATAGAGAAATCTTCACCACATATCATGAAAGGTTCAAATTTACCGAAGGAAGCTAATTCATTCGGATGTAATTCTTTAAATGCATCTTCTATATAATCTATAATACTTCTTACAGATACATTACCATTTTTATCAGTATATCTGAAATTAAGATTACCAAACTTAAAAATATTACCTGTAGGTTTACCATTCTTAATAACATCTTTACCATCCCAGAATATAGGAGCTTGAAGACCTTCAAATACTTCTTTATTAAAAGAATAATGCTCATAGTAATCTTCAAATGCTAAATTAATATCACCATTAAATTTATTATGAACAATCTCAGCTCTTTCATCAGGATTCATATTATTAAACTCTTCACGAACTTCATCTTTACTTCTAGTAAATTCTTTTTTTAAAGTGAGCTTATGAGTAGTAGAATCATAATCAAATAGCATACGTCTAGCATCCAACATCATTTCCATTTCTGTACGAAGAGTATCTTTAACTCTTTGGAAGGTATAATTAGATTCAAGATCATTAGTTCTAGCTATACGATAATTAACGAAAGTACCGTTATTATTTATGAGTTTAAAAGGTAATGCTCTTTTACTACCATTAGTTTCAGTTAATATATTACCCGTAACAAATTCATATATACGAGAAGCATCAGCTGAAGGTAATGAATAACGTTCTTGCATTTGACGAAGAATAACATCACGAGTCCAAATATAATCATGCATATCAACATATGGAGTTCCAATACCTTGATCTCTATTAGACAAACCATTAAATCTAGAATATTCGAATGCTTTAACAGCTTCGATATTTACAGGATTAATAGGATCTAATATTCTATATCCATCCTCGTCTAAAACTTCATTACCTCTATCATCTTTTTTGAAATTAAAGAAACCTTTACCGTTTCCTCCAATACCATTACCTAAATTCCAAATAATAGGATTATATTTAGTACCTTTAGATTTAAGAAAATCAGCAAAGCGATATTTCATTAATTCAACATTGACATTACCTATACGATTAACAATACCTTGCAACATATAAGTAATATGATTATAAAACTCAGGTGTATATTCTTGTTCACCTTCAACATTAATATAACTTAAATCTACTTTAATTGAAGGATCACAACTACCTATAGTAGCTAAAATATTAATTCTACCTCTCATATCATCAACGATAGAATTAATTGTATCACCAGGTTTATAAGTATCATAAAACAAATTACGAATCTTATTAGCTTGACGATCTTTAGCTCTTTCACTTTGTTTATCTGTGATATTAGCTTTTATTTGATTAAATATCTTATCAAATACATCATCAATATGAACAAGTTCAGTTTCAATTTTTTGATGAATTAAAGCATTTACTTTATTATCTGCATTTCCATCAACATATAAGGCTTTAATTACATCAAAAGGAACATTGAATTTAATAGATAAATAATTGAATATAGTATTAGGAGTCCAATTAATACCAGCATTATTAGATTTATACAATAAACTGTTTACTTTATCTGTAATAGATTTACCAGTTTTATACAAAGCATTTATATCAAATTGAACAGCACTTCTAGTACTAATTCTTTGAAACTTATTAGTAAGAATATTACGATATTGATTATATACATTAGTAATAACAAAAGACTGACGATTACTTTCACGAACAGCATACGACATATTATAATCAGTTTCAGACATATTGTAGCTCATAGTTTCACTTTGAGTTACAACAGTTGTTGCCATATCAACTGAAGCCATATACATATTATAGAATATTTCTTTAGATTCTATAGTAGAACCATCATCATCAGGAAGAATCTCTAATTTATTAATTAAAGGTTTAAGTTGACCATTATAAACAGACTCAGAAGTAACTTTAAGACTATTTATAAGTTCTTCTTTATTTGCAGCATATCTAGTAACATCAATTAAAGAGTTCCATAAAACATTAATATCAAATGGCATAGTTAAACCATATTTATTATAATAAGAAGCTGTACCATTTAATTGAGTATCTTCAACTCGTATCATAAGATTACTTTGATTATTATAAATCATCTCAGTAAGCATACGTTTAAAACGAGAAGAAGCTGTGTCTTTACGATTAACTTTAAACTGAAGAGAACTATTCCAAGATTTATTAATGTTTTGTTCATCTGTCATAGTAGCTCCATTAAGTTCTCCCATAGTCATATGGTCTTCAATATCGTAATCATTAATATCAGCCATAAATTCAGCTTTATAATAATTAACGAAACTCTGCCATATATTCTTATCATCTAAGTTTTGTAATTGAATAGCAAGAGCTATAAGATTATCAGCTTTACTTTTAAGTTCTTTATAAATAGCTTCATCTTGAACAATAGCTTTTATTTCAGCAACACTCTTACCTTCATCTTTAAGTTCTTTAGATCTACGATTACGATAATTCTTAAGTTGAACTGAATAACCTAAATAACCTAAATCTGGATTAGCGTTAGAAGCATATTGAAGAACAGCTTTAGCAATTATATCTCGAATCTTAATACCATTTTTGAAATCTTTATAATTAAGATTCTTAAATTCAGATTCACTTCTAAATGCAATAGCAGCAAAAATACGATTCAAATACATCTGCTCACTATCAGCAATAAAAGGATAATCATCTTCATATAGAATTTCAGACTTCTTAGCAATATCTGTATTCCATAATTGGCTTATTTCCGGCTCTCCTTGCTCGTTTAATGGTATGGTAATACTTTTGGTCAACTTGTCTATATTATTGCCGTAGATGCTTTGAAAAGTGGCAAATTGAGCGTCTGTCAGTTTACTATTCTGTATTGCACGCAAAAGAATCCAATCCCCATTCTCGGATGTGAATGTAGTAGATTTAAGAGTTTCATAGTCAGCTCTAGCAACAGCACGTGCTTTAGAAGCATCAAAAGGATAGAGCTTTTTAGCCCTATCCCAAAGATCTTTAAAACATTTGCTATCAACATATTCATCACCGACTTTAATTTGTGGGATAACATTACAATCTAAACCCATAATATCAGTTTTATACGTTTAACAAATACGTTTATTAGTTTCATCAAAGTTAGTATTTTTATTTAGACTAGCAACCGAATCATTTAAATATTTTGAAATATTAGTTGCAATAGATGAAGAATCAGATAAAGACATAGATAATTTAAGATCACCTTTAATATCAACATAATCATCATCCCAATCAATATCTTCATCTTCTTCAATTGTAGCATCAATAGATTCTTCCGTTTGAACTTCAGTTTCAGTTTCAGTAAGAATAGAAGATTCAACTGTAGTTTCAGCAGACGTTCCGCTCTCTACCACATCACCTTCTCTACCGGGGGCTTCTAAGCTCCACTGAATGCTACTAATTGTAACATTAGAATCCATATCTCTAAAGTCTTTATTATAAATTCTATTAATAGTATCATTAAGACGTTCCATTAATGAATCTGCTTTAACTTTAGTATCAATAACTCCAAATATCTTTTGAAATATATTAAGTAATACTTTTTTAAATTTATCCCAAAATGTAGGAGTTTCAATATCTTCAGAACCTTCAACTCTATCAGTAGTAGATTTAAGTTCATTAAGAAGTCTAAAGATACGAGGATCAGTTAAAGCATAAGTAATAATTTCAGATATAGCATCTTGTCCATTAATTACAACTTTAGCTCCATTTTTTCTAGCTTCTAGCTTACGAGAAATAGATTCATTAATGCTAGTAAATTCATTAGTTATAACTTGAATTAATTTATTAACAATACCTCCATCTCGAAGCATATCTTTTAAAAACTTTTCTCTATCATTTAAATCGGTTTTACCAGCAAGTTCTTGACGAGTATTTGCAATAGCTTTAGTAAAATCTTCAAACCATGCTTGCCACTCTTTATTATTATAATCAATAATAGCTTCACGTTGAGCAAGTTTTTCAGGATTATTAATATCTCGCATAGTACTATTAAAGAACTTCATAATATAAGTATGAATCATCTCATGTGCTAGAGTACGAGTTAAATAACCTTTATGTGCTTCTTCATTTGCTAGTTCCCAATTATAATTAACATCAATTCTAAATTGATTACGATAAAAACCATCAATATCAATAGAAGTTTTAACAGGTTGAGCAGAACCCTCACCTTTTTCAAATACTTGAGTTCTACTAACAGTATGCTTAACATATACAGGATTTATACCAGCTTCATATTCAAGAATATTAGAAAGTTCTGCAATACTACTCCAATCCTCTTTATAACGTTCATTATCTTGAACAGTTTTAAGTAATTCAACAGGATCATAGAAACGTTGAGTAACTTCTGAATTATTATCAAATGCTTTAGTAGCAATAGAAAATTTAATAGGTGAATTACCAGATATAGATACATTGCTTACAACATCTCCATATTTATTCTTAATATATGCAACATCAGAGTATATAGCATTAGTAGCCATATAATACTCATATATGTCTTCGTATTGATCTCCAGTAATTGGATCTGTATACCCTGTAGTATATGAACTATCATTAGAGTCTTTAGATACAGCAGCTCCATCTTTAAGACCAAATTGACGAATCATATTTGGAATTATACTATTAAGTTTATTATTAAACTTTTGAACATCAGCCGGAGTATCAAGATAATATATAGTATGTGGATAACTAGGATGATTTAAGGCTCCATTGTAATTAGAAACATCAAGTTTATTTCCAGAAGTATAATGAATAATTGCTTCACGTCCATCAATAGACGTTTGAATAAATTTATGATAAGCAATTTTACCTTTACCTTCACCAAGTACAGCTTTCATCATAACAAAGCGTTTACTTCCATCAGCAGTATTACCTGATTGAAAATAAATATCATCTTGTGTAGCTGAACTTTTTTCACTACATATAATAATATTTTGAAGTCTATTAGAAATTTCAAGTCTAGCTTCAGTTATATTACCACTATTTAGAGCAAGAATTTCTTTAATAGCATCACTAATATATTTATTATATTTATTTAATTTATTAATACGAGCTTCTTCAGTTTCATCAGTAATAGATCCCATTATGGTATTAGGACTTGTAGGAAATAAAGTATTAATCTCATCCGTTTGAGGAATAACAACAGATATTCCTTGTCTATTACCAATAAATATATCACCAATATGATTACTAGAAAATTTATTTATATTTTGAATAATACCTCCAGTTTTAGGATCTCTAGCAATACCTGTTTCATCAATATAAACAATTTGAACTCTAGGTTTACCTTTAGAATCAACAACATCTTTAGTAGGTTTAATTGATTCAACTAAAGAATTACGATGATGCATAATAGGTAATCCTTGTTTAGCTTCTTTATCTTCTGTACGGGCTTCATCGTTAATCAAGACTCTACCAGAGCTAATATGACTTATTCTAAAAATATTAGAACCAGTCATACGAATATCATTACGTATGGCTTGATTATTTTTAAAGATCATTTTGTGACGATTGATAGAATCATTAAAATGTTTTTTAATTCCATTAGCATTTATAATACTTTGCATATTTGAATTAGTAATTCTAAATGCAGGAAATAAATCAAGACATATTTGATATACTTGATTAAATGAAAGAGCAACATTATTAATATCTATTTCACCATCAGTAGAACTTTCATATTCTGAATCAACTATGCTAGTAAGAGTTTCACTATCAAGAATATTTTTAATTTGCTTAGAAGTAAGATTAGAATATATAAGCTCTTTAAAAGCATTCATCAAAGGTTTAAATCTATCTTTTCTGAATAGATCAAAGATAATCTCCATGTTACGTTCAGAATCTTCTCTATCTTTAGCAGATATATTATTATGAGGTTTAAAAGCTCTATCATAATGAAACATGAATCTAAAGATCTCTCTTTGATATTCAGCAAATATATTAGCCATTTCATCAGTAAATGCAAATTTACGTGGATAATATTGACCATTTGCACCTTCAACAGTATAAGCTATACCTTCTATAATAGTTTCTAGTTTAGGAATAGAACCTAATTTATATTCTTTACCATTTCGATTAATAACTATATCATATGTAGCTTTATTCGGATTTTCTTCAAGATTTGTTCTTACCACAGAAACTTCATCACCTTTACTAATATCTGAAAGTATTTCATAAATACCTAAATCAGAAGTAATAGTATTATTTAAAATATCTTCTGGAGCACCATTAGGATCAAAAATAATATCAAGACCTTCATGATAGGTTTTACTAATAATCTCAGGAGTACGATTAATAAAATCAATTACTTGAGACTCATTAAGAGGTAAACCCCCAGTAGCTTCAGTATCTATAAGTTCATAAAAGAAATTATAATTATTATAAAGTTCTTTATAAAGATTATCTTTAGTTTCTCTAAATTTAGCATTATAATAATCACGTCTATTACCAAATTCAGTTTTAAGGAAATTAGTAACATTTATAATAGACATAATCTCAGGAATAAGATTTTTATAATTATCACCTCGATATTCACGCATGCCATTAACGAGATCATAATAATTAATCTTAGTAGTTCTAAATCCACTTTTATCACTAATAAAAGCAACAAGAGAACCAAAAAGATTAAAATTATCAATAAAGATACCTCCTAAATCTTGAGAAATTAAAGCATATTTATTATGAAGAGTTTCATCAAGTCTTATAGCAATAGCATCTGAATTTAAACTAGAATCACTAGTAAGAATCTGAGCCATTTTAGATATAAAATCTGATTCAAAAGAAGCATTAAGAGCAGTATTAATTGAATTCATATCTAATTCCCAATCAGAATCTTTACTATAAAGACCTTTTAATTCATTTAAAGCATCAACAGCTATTTTAGCTGAACTACCATCATTTAATCTAATTGTATTATTATTACCATCGATATTTATATATACTGCATTAGATAATTTAATAGCAGCATCTATAATTAACTTTTCTGGTTTATTAAGTTTACCATCAGTAAAATATTTATTCATTAGATTTTTAATAAAAGCATCACTATCATATTTAGTACTACCTTTAGTATGTTTTAATAGCTTCGGAACTAATAATAAAGTATTCAGCATATTCGAATCAAATAAGGCTGAATTTGCCTCATTTTGGCTCAATAGAGCCACTAAAAATTCATTAATGGATTCTAAATCCACTCCTTCAATTTTAAAGTCTATAACAGGCTGATTTGAGGCTTTAACAAATTCAATCGGTACATCATTTTGATTTTCAGTAATGGCATCATTTTGAAATTCAGTAGTAATACCATTAGCTTTAGAAGAATCTTCTGTAACTTCAGCTTTAGGAACAATTGTTTTATCTGTAGAACTCTGTTGAGCTTTGTAGCCCCCAGTAGGGGACAAGGACTGGTCGCGAGAGGAACTTTCTGTAGGCTTTGCTATAAGAATATAATCATCATTAGGATTGCTCATATTAGCAGGAGTAAGAACATAACGATTAATTTGACCTTCAAATCCTTCAAGTCTAATACCAGCATCCTTACGTGGATTTGGAGTATCAAGAACTCTATATTCAACTCCACCTATAGAAACATATAATGTATATTTAGGATTCTTACGACCAAGATTATCTTCTATAGTATCATTGATTAAATCAAATTTGGTTTGAATTGCTTTAGCTTCTTGAATAATTTTATTAGTAAGTTTATTAATATCTGATTTAGTTGTTTCCTCAAGACCAAAATGCTCATCAGCTAAGAATGAAGGTAAAGGTTTACCACTAGCTTTAAGAACTTGAGCTGTATAACGACTTAAATGTTGAAGATAATCATTAAGTTCAGCACTAACATCACCTCCAGTTTTATTAGGTACATACTCAATTTCTTGTCCGGTAATAGCATCATTCCATTTGAATCTATGAGCCATAAATATATTATCAAATAGAGAATATTTAGCAGCAAGTCTAATAACAATCCATCTAAGATCTGTTATAGTCATAGTATCAAAAGAATTATCTAAAGCTCTTTCAGTATTAGCATTAAATTCTTTAATTTCATTAAGAATCATTGCGTCTTTAGAAGATAAATTTTTAGCTTTAAGTCTATTATTTATAATAGTACTTATAGGAGCATCTAATACTTGAGATTCAGATATTATATTATTATAAATATCAGATGCTTCTTTAGATAAACTGTCAATACCTTTAAAATCTGTATATGATTTACCAAATGTTCCAGAACCTATTTTAGGTTTATTAGATAAATCATCTGTTTTAAGATCATTAATCTCTTTATCTAGTTTAAGTTGACGTTCTTTTTCTGCATTAATAGCTGCTGTTTGACGATCAATTGCAGCTTTATTATCAGCTTCTTGTTTTTTCAATCTAGCCAATCTAGCTTTATATGCAGCTAAACGTTCATCAGTATTTGAGAATTTAGCTTCGTCTTTTTGTAAAGATTCAGATGATTTATAAGTATCAAGTTCATTCATTAAATCTTTATTATTAGCAGCTTTAATTTCATCTTCATATAACTTGATTTCATCTTTAAGATTATTATATCCATCACCATTAAGATAATAATCAAGTTCAGCATTGATAGCTACATTACGTTTATCAAAGAACTCTTTAGCTTCTTTAGGATTAATAAGATTAGCCAACATAGTTCTAGCTTGTTTAGCTGCGTCTTTATCATCAGAATTAATATCTAATTCTTCTATAGCTTTAACTGACGCATCTCTAGTAGATTGAAGTTGCTTTAATATTTTATTATTATTTTCAAGTTTACTATTAGCACCTTTAAGAGCAATTTTAAGACCTAATAATTGTTCTGGTGTTGCATCTGTAGAAGCATTAGCAATAGATTTTTCAATTTCATCAATTTTGGTTTTAAGATTAGATATTATATCATCATAAATTCTAATAGCCTCTTTAGTAGATTCTAAATTAGCAGATTGTCTAGCATATTCATTAAGAGCTACTTTTTTGTTAGTTCTTTCTGTTTCATCAGAATACTTATTATCAACATAGTTATTAAGATATTCTTTAGATTCAGCTTCACGTTTAGCATATTCTTCAGGATTAGCCGTAATATTAGCTATTTCAATTTCATTAAGTTTCTTTTGAGCTTCAAGATTAGCTAGACGTCTATGATATTCATATTCGTTTTTGTCATTAGAGCTTTCAATTGAATCAAAATGATCTTTATATATACTTTCAACAGCTTCTATTTTATTAAGAGTTTGTTCAAAATAATCTGCATTAGCTAAAAGAGATTCTCCTTTATCAAGAGCTATTTGTTCTTCAGCAGTAAGACTTTCATTTCTATCACGTCTATTTTTAAGAGTTTGAATTTCTTTAAGAGAAGTACTCATATTTCTAAGCATCTCTTTATATAATTCGAGAGAACCATCTAATTGATTAGCTGCAATTTGATTAAGAATAGCTTCTTGTTCTTTAAGTTTAGCACCGACTATATCACCATTAGCTAAAGCTTCAACTATATCATCAAGTCCAGAACGCATAGATTCAACAGCTGTTTCAAGACCTTTTACATACATTTGATCTCTTTCAATACCTTTTTTATTTAACTTACTTTCAATATAAGGCATAACAGCTTGCATTCCAGCACCACCTAAAAGACCTCCAATGCCTTCAGTCCAAATATCAGCATCATTAAGATAACTTCCAACACGTTGACTAAAATCAGCAAGAGCATCTGTATCAGAAAGTAATCCAAAATCTCTACGAGCTGAATGAGCACCTTCTTTCATAGAAATACTCATTGTTATTTCATCAGCCATTTCAGCTAAAGAACCAGCAGCAAATCCACCAATACTTTTAAGAAGTTGATTACGTTCATTTTGAGGCATAGCGTTTAATGTACGAACTATAGCAAATTTATCACCAGTTGCCATAGCTTTACGTATATTAGCTCTAGTTGCATTACTAAGAGTTTTAGCTGTACCTAATATATTCATCCATTCAACTATATCATAAGCTATATTAGACATAGATCTCCAATATCCTCTTGAAGCAGTAGCATCAGCATATTGATCAGCTAAACGTTCTATAGTTTCATTAGTTAAAGGAACTTCTTCAACTCCTCGCATTTTAAGAATAGGATTACCATTTTCATCATATTCTGTATAGTTCTTATAATTATCAAGAAACCATTGACGTTCTTCTTCGTAAACACCATAAGCTTCACGAGAAGAATCTAGAATACGACCTATAACAGCAGAACCATAAATGTCAGCTAATTTATTAGCTCTAGCAATGGCTTTACCTTTTTGGAGTTCAGTACCTAACTTAAATAAATCTTTAGCATATTTAGATTTACTACCGAGATTAACAGCTTGTCTAAATGCTTTACCAAGTAGTATTGAAGCTCCACGTGCAGGAAGCATTATACTAGCTGCGCTACCTAGAACAGATGGAACCATAGAAGCCCAATAACCACCACCTTTCATACGATCGAATAAACTACCATTTTGAGCTTGTTCAGTCATATAAATAGGAAATGCTTCTCTAGTGCCTTCATTAATAGAATTACCTATTTGTTCTAAGAAATTACGAGTATAAGCTTCATCATCTCCAAATAATTTAGATGGAAGTGCAAGTATAGAACCTGCACTTTCAATTGTACCTCCAACTATTTCTCCTACAGTTTGAACAAGAGCATTACCAATTCTATCCCAAGTAGATTGATTTCTTGCTCGACTTTCAACATAGTTACGGTAATTACTAGGAGTAATACCTATATTTCCATTATGCCTTTTAGTAAGATTTAGAAATTCTTTATTATTCATTCGATTATCAGGAGATTGAGAACCGATTTGATCGAATGCAGATTTAGTTACATCTGTATAATGAACTCTACCATCTTCACCAAATAAAGGCATTGTTTGATATGTTTTATCGTTTGGCATATTATCTGTTTAACATTAATACATCATTAGACCAAAAGTTTACATTATACGCAGCTTTCTGTTCAGGAGTAAGATACTGAGTAGGAACAAAATTATCTTTAAGTTCATTAGCATGATTAAGTTTATATACTAATGCTGGAAGATTTCTACGTAAAGCATCATCATTTTCAAAAGCGAAATTAAGATTACCTTTATTATATTCAACATCAACATATCTGTTAATAGAAGGATTATATTGTTGAACATTAACTTTATAAACACCAGTTTGAGTTTTAGTTATATTATACTTAAAACTACCAGATGTTATAGGATAATAATTTCCGGTATCATGAATATGTTTATCTGCAACAATAGTTTCAATTGCTTGAGAAATATTTCCTACACGTTGATTATTAATGGTATTAAATCTATTTAAATCACGGGCATTAGGATCAGTAATTACAGCTAAATCAGCGCCAAGACCTTCAATATTTCCACTAAATGCCATAATTTCATTAGCAGTTTGTCTTTGATAAGCATCATATGGATTAGTCATAGCTTGATTATAAGAACATTGCGCACCTTTTCTCATGGCATCTCTAAGAGCTATATTTGCACCATCATCGTCCGTATAAAGAATAGCTTCTTTTTGTACTTGGTTTTCACCTTGTGCAGGAATAGTAACTTTAAGATATAGTCTTCCAGTATCATCAGATCCTATAGATAAATTCTTAGATGATATTTGATAAGCCGCATTACTACCTGAACCACTTTTACGTGAACTAAATATATCAGCAAATTCTTCACTAGAAGTTAAAGGCATACCAATAACTTTTTCTAAGAATTTAGCTTTAGTAGGATCATCCCCTAAAGATGCTGTAGCAAAATTCCAAACACCAATATTATCCATTAGTAATCTACCTATACCATCAAGAGCATCACTAAATGCAGCCTTATTATTACTTATAGGAGTAAATAAAGTAATAGGTGTTGTTTGCAATTCATAACCTTCATTTTTCGCAGTAGTTAAAAATCTTTGTCTAACTATATTACGAATTTCATCTTTAGGATCATTTGGATTTTTACCATAACCACTTCTTGCTGTAGAAGAAACTAAATCAAATCCGATAAATAAGTTATTACCATTTTCTATATAACTATCATAAAGAATATCAGTTATAATATCTATTTTATCAGATATGGTTTCAGCTTTAGCAATTATATTTTTAGCTTTATTTTTATTTACATCATCCGATAAAGAACCTTTAACATCAAGAAGATCATTTATTGTAGCATTTATACTTTTAACATCATCTGCATTTGTTAAGTCAAATTGACTATAAATAGAATTAAGCATAGCATTATTTTGCTTAATAATATTTTCTGCATCAATAGCAGATTTCTCAGCTTGTTGATAAAGATTTATACTTGTAGGATCAGTAGCATTCGCATATTTAGCCATAGTAGCTTTAGCATTATTTAAAGCATCAGTTGCAGTTTTAATATTTGCATCTACTATAGACATCATTGCATTAGATGGAAGATTTGCTCTAGTAAATCCAATAGCTTCTGTCATTTGTCCTTTAATCTTCTCTAATTGCTCTCTTTTAGCTTTAAGAGAATCAAGTAATAAATTGTCGAACCATTTAGTATCAGTCTTACTTTCAATAGCTGTATAAGCTCCTATTTTAGCCATATTCAACAATGCACTAATACTATTTTGAGTATAAGCATTATTATAAGCTAATCCCATTCGTTCTTGATAATCTGCATCAGTTTCACCTTCTTTTTGCATTAATTCCGGCATAGAACGCATTGTACCTTCTTCTAAATATCGTTGCATTACTAGAGGGTCACTCATAGCAATTTGCTTTTGAGAAGAAGTCAAATTAGCAAAACTAGAGTTCATCAACATTATCTGTTGCATTCGAGGATCAGTAGCAATTTGTTGTTTAACCATATCAGAAACTAATTGAGCATTAGTACCGCCTTGTTTATTATTAAGCCATTTATTTATTTCAGCTTCTTTAGCCATAGCTGTTCTAAATTCAGGTTTACTAGCAAGAACAGCACTGAATACTTCACGAATTTCGTCTTCACTTACTGATTCAATAGTAGTATCACGAGTAAGAATACCTGACAAATTACCTCCTCTACCAGCGATAATCTTTTGAGCAATGGCTTGAACTTTAGGATCTGTATTAGCACCATTCATCAATTCAGTTACATCATTAATAAATTGAGTATTAAATACAGATCGCTTATCTGCTTTCCAAGCTTTCATCATTTCAAGAAGCTCTTTTTGATAAACTGAACGATCATGACCTTTACCTAGAGCTGTACCAAAAGCACTAATAGATTGTTTACCATTACCTCCTAGACTACCTCCTGCTTCATTGAATCTTTCAAGAATCATAGCTCTATTTGCCGCTTTATATTCTTCAGGTGCATCAGATTGTTCATTAGCTTGTATCATAGCATCAAATTGAGCTTTATTGCCAAGAATAGTTTTAACTCCTTCATCAGTTAAAAATCTACGAGCACCATCTGAAACAGCAGTATCTGCAAAGAACCAACCCCCATCTTCATCAACTTTCTCTTTAATAACACTTTGAGTTTCATCTATTTTACTTGCAAGAGCTTCTTCATCTTTACCTTGAATAGCATTATATTCAGACATCTTAATCGCCATTTCATTATATGCATTTTCATTTCGAATAGCACGTTCTTGCAAAGAAGACATAACTGCAAGATTTTGATCCATCATTCTAGCACGAGGAGTAAACATATCTTGCATTTCATTACGTTTAAAGTCTTTACCCGACTTAACAACTATATTTTCAATACTATTTATGATTGCCATAAGAATTAAATTTGTATATACAACAAAACTCCGGACGTTAATCCGGAGTTATAACAGCAGTTAATTAAGCACATCTTTTACCACCATATCTTTTCTTAACTTTACCACCACATCTTTTACCTTTAAGAGCTACAGCATCTTTACCGAAAAGTCTTGATATTTGTTTATCTGATAGATTCTTTAAGAAGCCTATAGACTTATCATTAGATAATAGATGTAATATATTAGAATTACGCTTATCATTGAGAAGAGTATAATCATTAAGCATCTTCTGAACATCACCTGTCAAACCTACAAGAGCATCTCTTATACCTGTATTGCCTTCAGCTAATAAAGAAGCAGCAAGATTAGCTTTCTCAAAAGCATCAACTTCATTTTCATATTTAATCTGTTTGTTCTTAGCAGCAATTTCAGAATTCATTTGACGAGCTTGATTTCTAATATTAAGTTCTTGCATTAACTCATTTTGTTTTAGTTTACCTAAAGCACTAGCACCTTTACTTCTAGCTCTAAGCATAGCTTGTCTTGCTACAGGAGCACTAGATGAATTAGATTTAACAAAATCTTCAATAGCAGAAATTTGATCAATAACTTCTCTTCTAGCAGCATCAGTATTTATATCCCATTCAAGATTTACATTATCAAGATATTCTCTTTTAGGAATTGGCATATCAGAAATGCTCTTAGCAAATTTACGTTTACTACGACCTTGCATAAGACTACCTATAAGATTACCGGCAGCACCTATTAGATTACCACTTTCATCTGAAATAAATCCACCTAAATCATAACGTTTAGTTTTACCTCCACATCTTCTAAGCATCATAGGAGCCATAAGATAAGGATTAGGATTAATCATCTGTTTAGTTGGATTATCAACTTGAATATTTAAATCACTAAAAGGGGATACTTGAACAGAACCTCCATCAGCTTTCTTAACTCTTCCACCACATCTCATACCAACTTCACTAAGTATAGCATCTTTAATATGAGGAGGTAATCCGGATACAACAGCTTGGCGTTTATTCATAGCATCTTGAGCCATAAAATTAGCAATTATATTAGCTCCCATTGTAGCACCACTCATAGCTCCTGCGTTTATAGTAGGTGTAGTCGGTGTTACACTTTGAATATCCATCTCAGCAAATTGAGGTGCAGGAACTGTAGATTGTAATGGTGGAACAATACCTCCAGGAAGATATTTACGTCTACCTCCACAAGCAAATATAGAACCTCCAAGAGCAAATTCTTGTTTAGGCTCTGCAACATCACCAGATTCAGCTTTCATAGCTTCTTGTTGATTATAAAGATTATTCAATTCAACTTGAACTCCATTGATTTCAGCAAGAAGTCTATTGTGTCTAGCAGATTGCTTTTCAGTATTACGAGCATTAGTATTACGATCTATAGCATAAGTGCTACGATCTGTAAGTCGTAAAAGACCACCTAGCATTACAGAACTTTTAGCTAACTTATCTTCAAGATAACCTTTATGTAGCATAAGAGGTTTAGCAATATCTGCAAAAGTTCTATTTCCTAGCTTAAGAGTATCACTAAATATATAATCAGCATTACTTCCATTGAGTATTGCTTCACCGCCTTCCACTTCTGCATTTGCTCCATAAGGAACACCACCTTGTTCATGACTAGGTCCTTCAACTATTGCCGCATTAGATGCAACTTGATTTATAGAACCTCCATCAGCATATCTTTTACGTCTACCTCCACATCTAAAAGTAAATTCATAATTTTCTTTTGTAGGAGCACCAATCATATTATATTGATTACTAACAGTTTGAGTATTACCTGTAGGTATAGGATTATCTCCATAAATATCTATAGGATTTGTATTAATTGTAATATCATTTAAAGCCTGTTGATCAATACGAATATCATCTTGACCAAGCTCATAATTCTTAGTAATATCTGCTCTAATAGCAGCTTCTCTAGCTTTACGTTTTTTTCTTCGTCCACCAAAGATACCACTAATCAAACCTGAAACACCACCGATAATACCTCCAATTACTCCACCGATTGCAGTTCCAACTCCAGGAACTATACTTCCTGCTGCGGCACCTACAGTAGAACCTATTCCTAGACCTTTAGCTAAACCACTTTTAGTTTCAGCTCCTTGAATACCTTTACCTGCACCCCAGCTACTTCCAGTAACACTATTAACATTATCTCTAACTCCACCTAGATCATAACGTCTACGTCTACCCTTAAGAGATTTAATAGTACCACCATAACGTTTATTTTTTTCTATCCACATATCTAATTCAGGATTATGTTTTCTAAGACCAATAATGCTTTTCATAGCATCAGACATTTTATTAATATCTGAACCAGCATCTCCGGCTTTATATACAGAACTATTATATTTAACAGGATTCTTTTGAAAATACTTTAAAGCTTGAACAGTAGGATCATAAGATTCAACATAGTTCTCGGCATTAATCATACCATTTACTAAAGCATTAGGTAGTTTGCCTTCACTTAACCAATTATTAAGGCGTTTACCAAAGTATTCTTCACCTTTACGAGTTAGATTGATATTTTTACCACCAAAGTCATCATCTTCATATTCGAATAACTCTTTAGCATTAGCGTCTTTACCAACTAATTTAGATAAATACGTATTAACTTTAGTAACATTATCAGGATCTATATGATCTAATCCTAATAACTGAGCAGGATTATATGTATCACTTTCATTATATGCTTTAAGATTTTCATTCATCGCTTTAGTTACATCTTCTTTAGAAGTTTCACCCTTACGACCTAGAAAACCTCGTAAATGAGGATTAATACCAAATGTAGATTCAGTATATGCTAGAGCAAGAGCTTTATCAATACTAGAACCTTTAACCTTCTTTGCAACTCTAATTATATCATGCAAAGGTGTCGTTTTAATACGCATTGGAGAAATAGAATTTCCATGTTGATCTTTAGTAAGTAAAATACTATCATCATCGGGATTATAATATCTATCTCCATTAGCATTAAATAAAGCTGCACCATATTCAGTTTCAAACATAGCTTGTAATGCTCGTGAAACTAAATGATCAGGATAATCACTATCAGGAATAATAAAATCAAAAGAGTTCTTGTTTTCACGAACTAATCTTTTAGTTCTATTCTCTGCATAATCATCTTCAAAAGCATTTATGTAATCATAGAACTTTCTAGCAAGAGCAAGACGTCTATTTACATATTCTCTATCATTACTATTAGTTTTAATTTTACTTTTAGGCATACTCAGTATATTAACAGAGTTCCTCTCGCTTCCACAAGCTCTTTCCCTACCAGGGTCTACAGAGTTCCTCTAAGTTCATAATCTAGTATTCTTAGTAACAACAACGTTAATATCATATAATCTAAGTTCAGCTTGTTTGATATTAGAATCTTTACTAGTAATATCAATATTATCTGAATACTCATCTATGATAGTATTAACATCAGTTTCATTAATATCTTCGTTAGTAGTAGTATCAATAAAACGATTTAAGTACACCATTGTTATATACCCGAATTGATTCTGAATCTTGCTATATTCATACCACGCTTTAGGCTCATATTTCATTCCTAAGAGCCTATCTATTTCAAAAGGTATATTAGATGGATTAAGAATTTGGAACGCTCTATCGTTGTCTATATGGTCTTCTATGAGATTCCATAAATAGCGTCCAGCTTTGTATTTAAGAGTATGGTCATCATACCAAGTTTCATCTAGAATCATTGGAAGAATACCAGTACTTTGAGTATCAGTATTAATCATTAAATAATCAATAGTCTTATCATATAAGAATTTAATCTTATCAGCAGTAAGATGATTCCAATTATGAACAAGTGCACTATTCCATTCAATATGATTAAATAACTTACTAACAAGAGGTTCTTCATTATATATAAATTGAGCAATAGATGGCATTATCTTATTATCAAAATATATACATTTATTAGGTGCATTAATCTTATAAATCTTAGTATTATTTATATCAACAACAAATGTACCTAAGCGATTAGACCAAGTAATAATAGGATTATAAGAATGAAAACTAATCCAAAGATTAGTCTTAAGATTATATGAAATCGTATAAGTATTATTTGGATTATTAGAAACAAATATGATACGACTATTATAATCATCAAATATAAAGAAATTACCATTAGTATTTAGAGGATTAATAGCATTTTCTTTAATATATTCTTTAAACCAACCTTGAAGACCTATAGATGAAATATCAGATACATTTGATTCACCTTTAACATGATATATAATACCTGTAAAGTTATCACAAACAAAATAACCATATCTAGTAATAATAGAAGAAAACTTATTATTACATCCAATCTTACCGGTATTATTAAAGATAATTTCAATAGGAGTTCTTTCAAAGATATCACTAGTACCAATATAAGTACCATCTTCTTCTTGATTAAGACTATCTTTAACAGATGTTACAAATAGAGTATGTTCCATTTGAATATAAAGAGATTTAGCATCTGATAAAAGATTTATAATAGAACCTTTAGTAATAGGAATATCTTTATAAGAATCAGCTTTAAATTTACGCCAACCAATATCATTCGATTCCATATTATTAACATTAGAACGAATAATTCTAGCAGCAAATGTATCTTTTAGATTATCAGTAGATTTAAATTGGGTAATATCATTGAAACCTTTCCAATTCATTTCAATATCATAAGCACTTCCATCTTCTGTATACCAAAAGTTATCAATAACATAATCTCTATAACCTAAATCAATAATAGAATCATAATCAAAAGTAGTCGGATATATATCCATAGTATGAGGTGCATATTCCTCACTAAGACCACTTGTGAATTTATTGATAATAGTATTGATATTAAATTTATTAGCTTTACCAGAAAAATTATTATTAGCCGTAGTACCTTTATATTTAATAATAGAACTATTTACATTTTTACCACTGTGAAGTGCAAGAAAATTCATTCTACTTTTAATATAATAAGTAACAATCATGCGATGAATATGATAAATATTATTATTATGATGAGTGGCATCTCCAACATTATTAAATTTATTTGAAGGACAAGTGCAACGTTGAGTAACACAAGCTGGAAATGTATCACCAAGAAGAATAATTTCATCAGTATTCTCTATAGGATATATACTAGATGCAGCAACTAAAGATAAATTAAATAAATCAGGTACAGGAATTGTATTAACGTCATAATAACGATTTAAATCTACGATACCTCTATTAAATATAGTAAACGTATCAAAGTTATAATATTTCTTATTCTCATTATAAAGAAGAATCCAATTTGAATCATCTTTATTAGATACTTCAATAATAATAGAATTATATTCTTCAGCCGTAAGAGTCTTAACAGTAATTTCACTACTTAAAATTATAGTAGCTTCTTTTTCATCTGTTATAACTTCCCAAACACCTTCTGAATTTTGTTTTAAATATTCAGCATTATTATAACCATTAGCGTATATAAGTTTCTCTTTAATAGTAGTTAATTCTTGTCTATAACTATCAGAATCATCATCTTTGGTTATAACAGAAATAACTCTAGTTTGAGTTCTTACATCTCGTTTAATACCATCAATTTCTTCATCAGCTTGTTTATAAACAATATCTGTAAGAGACTCGTTAGGTAAACTAGTTCCACCTTCGCTATCAGTACCTTCTTTAGCTAATCCAAAGATATTTTCTTGAAGCATAGTAGAACCATTAATTAACTTGAAACTACTATCGCATCCAGCGTTAGATATAGCACTATTATTAATAGGATAAAAGTCTGCATTAAGAATTGTAGGATATGGAGCATTATTTGCAATATCTGTAGTTTCTGTGTCAAGAACAGAATGTACAAGGTCTCCAGATTCCCAAGGACCTTTGATATGATCTCCCCAATCAGTAAACATATTAAAATCTTTACTAGTCTTAGGCATATCAGTCTTCTTAGTATATTTACTAAGCCTATCAAAAGCACCTAAATATTCACCAGCATTAATTGATTTATCAGGAGTATTAAGATTCTTACCATTAAGAAGATTTTCTTGAATGAGAGAATTTAATCTAGCTCTATCTCCTGCATTCCATGCTTGATGAATGGCATCATTTCCCCATTCAGTACCAGAACCACCTTCATAATTATTAAGGCATATCTTAGCTTCTTTATTATACCTAAGGCCTTTAATGTAGAATGAAGGTAATACAGTATTAGTAACAAGATATTCAATAGGATATAACCTAAAACGACTTGCGGATCTAAAAGGGTCTTCATAATTATCTCCAATTACATCATTAGTACCTATATCACGAATAGTAAAACATTGAGAAATCCAATTTGAAATTTCAGGTGTAGATTTAGCATAATAAATAGCATAACTTTTAATACTATTTCTAAATTTAATAATATTAATATCTGTATTAAATGCAGAAATAAAAGTATTCATATTAACTTTAGCTCCATACAAATCAAGAGTTTTAGTTTTAGAAGCATTAATCGTATGAGCATAAGTTCCACGAGAATTTTTAATAGGAAAGCTATTTATATATTTACCTTTATAATCAATAAAAGTAATAAAGAAATAATAAACTTCATCTTCCTTAAAAGAACCACTATTAGATATATCTTTAGATTTAAAGAAATCTCCAACTTTACCACTTCCACTATAAGGAATAATAGAAGTATTAACAAAATCTTTTACACCACTAAATTCAGCAAACTTAACAAAATCAATTTTAATCTTTTGAAGAAGAAGTTCACCATCAATACTTGTAAAGAAATCAGTAATATCTTTATATTCAGGAGTAACAACATTGCCTCTAAGAAGATAACCATCAAAAGATGTTTGAGCTTCATCTTTAGTATAAGCGGTATTACTTATAATTATATCATCTATAGAAATAGATTTCATCTTAGATATAGTAGTAAAATCAAAAGTACTATTAATAGATGGAATATTAATTTCAAAAGTTTCATAACATTCTTCTGTAGTAGGACTTTTATATACTATAGCTAATTTGTAAGTACCTGCTTTACTAAATTTAAATCTAAATCCCTTTTTAGTTACATCACCTATAGCAATGTTCTCACCATAATCAGGAGCGGCATAATATACAGGGGATAATAAAGAATAATCACTATAAGTTCCATCATGTAATTTAATAGATGTAGCAAATTGATAACCTCCAGCTTTAAGACCTCCAGCGATAATACTAACATCTAATGTAGGAAATATTATATCAGGAATAAGATTAAGAATATATTCAAAACCTTCTTTAAATGTAATTGTAGTAACATTATCTTCAATAATAGGATTTTCAATATATCCTTTATATTTACTTTGAGCTTCTGTAATATATAGAATACGAGTTTCATTATCACTAGAAATACCTTCAGTAAATGTTATAAATAAATTAGTTTCATCAATATATGTAAATGTACCACTAATAGGATGATCTATAGTAAAATTAAAGTTACCTTTAAATACAATAGTTTTAATATCGGCTTTATCTTTAGTAGTTTGATATATATAAACTATTTTATCGGGGATACCTTTAAAAAATAAAATGACGCCTAACGGAACTTCAATTTTACCAACTAAAGTTCCGTAGACGTCTAAGTCTTTTTTATAAACCTCAAAACCATTCTCGTTAATCAGAGTATTACCATCATCATTATACATTATATTTAATGCAAATGATTTAACACCATTTCTGACTGCACCGGGATTAGCATTAGGATATAAACCATCATTTATATTCATAATTAATTCACATAACGGTTTTTCATGTTTAAGAAGAAGTTCAACATAGATTTACTGCAATCATCTCGTTTATCTTTAGTAAGCCTATTGCAAGCATTTCGAACTTTTATTTTAGCATTATCGTATGCTAATGCTGGATTAGTGTAAGGATTACTCTCTTTTAGATTCATAACTGGATGGCGGTAATTACGTTGAAGAATACGCATCATAACGAAGTTCTTTAAAGCATCAATAAGAACATCATTATTAGGTATAAGAGGAACATTGATTTTAAGTATCTCGTCTAGTGTCATTGGCAAGCCGTGATATAACAGCCCTAATGTGCCTTTTCTGACATTCAGATGCAAATACGATGCGTTAATCGAGTAAGTATATAAACTCTCTCTAGTGGTTCGTATGAAGTCAAAAACAACGTTCTCTGTCAGATTCCAGCCTATTGGAAACGAAACGGCAAGTGGTATATAGTTTCCACTATCATGCTCAAATGGAGCAGGATTAGTAGTAAAATCAGCACGTTTTCCACCAATAGTAACTAAACGAACATTTTTACAACCTTTAGGAAGTTCACAACGATAATCATCAAAATCAATAGTTTCTCCTATGTTAATATAATGTTGCTGAATATTTAAATCAGCAATAGCTTCACATATCCAAGTAGGAATACGAGTAATGAAATCCATAGAATGAACATCATAATCTTCAATAATCCTATGAATAACAACACTAGAGCTAATCAGATTTTGGTCTAATGTATTCATCTACTTCATTGTTTTTAGTACGTTCACGTTTACTCTTAGCATGAGGATACCTATCCATAATAGTAGGATCATGCTGTCTAATATATTTAAGCTTAGCGTCAAATGCAAGATTATCAGCTTTAATAACTTCCTCTATTGTCTTATACTTAGTAATCTTACTATCAGTATTAATATTAATATGACAATGAGTAGGATGATATTTATAAAATATTTGATTAGGTACAACATCTACACCCATTCTATGACGAATCCATTTACAGAACCAATAATAAGGATTATCAGATTTAACCTTCCAATTCTTACCATAAGGATTAAGAAAGCTCTGAACTTCAATATCAGCAGCAATCATTTCATCTCTAAGACGAAAAGAAGCAGCCCAATCAACAGATTCTCTAGCAACAGCACGTTGTACTTGATAAGTACCAAGATATGTACCAAGTGAAACACTACCACCACGTATCAGAGTTTCTATAAGACTCTTATTAAGACTTCGTTGAATCTGATTAAAAATACTATGAGGAATACGACACATCCAATCATAATATCTAATAATAGCAAGTAATTTAGGAATACGAACTGTACAAAGATAAGCGAATCGATTATAAGTAATACGAAGAGATACTGCTTTAGCTTCGTTACTCCAATCAAGCTTTCTCAGAAGTTTAACTCCTTTTACTTTCTTACCTAGAATCATATTATCAAGTAACTCTTTAGTTATCTTGTTAGATTCAAGTAGATTCAGATTAGCATAACAAATATTAGCTAGATTATTACGTCTAACATAAGTATTATGCAAATCTTTACTAAGTTTCTCAATAGTATTATAGCAATACTCTTGATAATCGTGGTAATAGTGTATAGATTCCATATAGTTTATTCTACTTTATTATGGATTAAACGTTGAGTTCCATTAGGATCATTAGGAGCATAAGTACTATCACTAATAATCTTAACTTCATGTTCTGTAGGCTTAATACCAAATTCAGTTCTTAGAACCTCATAGGTTATTCTTTCTATCATATCTGCTGGAAGTGGAAGTTCAATATCTTGACCATCATCTTCCATATATATAGTAATAACATCTTCAGGATTTTCAGCTACAAACACAATCGTTACAAACTTATAATTTTTAGCATCAATCTCAAAGTTTTTGAGAGTATTTTTGATGACAATTTTAAGTTTACCATTAACGATTTGATAAACTCCCCAAACCCCAGTAGGGGAATAGACTGTGGTCAAGAGAGGAACTATGCTATTACTAGCGTATTTATATGTAATAAAACTACCATCATCATGTTGTGTATATACATGAAGAAATGGTGCATCATTAGACATACGTAAAGGCGTTGGAACTCGATGCTCAGTAGTAAGAATCATATCTTTAGCACCAATTCCAGCATAGGTATTTTCTAAATCAGTAAGCGGAATACAGATTAAAGGAACATTAAAGCTAACTTTAAGAACCTCATCTACACCATTACGTTCAATACTTTGACGAATAAAAGTAGCAAAAAGCGACTTACATGCACTCTTTGCTCTTTCTTGAATGCTATGATCACCCGGCTTACCTAATATATTAGAAATTTTACTTCCTAGTTGATTAAGTGTTGCCATAGTAATACATTAAACAATTCGCCAAGTTTTATTAGTTGAAATACCTAACTCTTTAGTTTCACCACGAGGGATGAATTTCATATGATTAGTTGAAAGTTCAAGTATAGGAGTATCTGGTCTAGAACCTTTTATAATAGGACGATTCTTAACAGGAATAACTCCATACCAAGGACCACAATTAACATATTTATTAGTAACTCGGATAACGTTCTTTAGATTTTTTGAACCCCTACCACACCTAAGTGGTAAACTAGTTCTTGCGTAAATAACTGTCATGGTATATTAGTTTTTATGAGTGTCTTCTGTCGCATCTATAACCATAGTCATATTGCGAGAAATACGATTGTGATTTTTCCAAAATATTTGCATCATATCAGTACTAGGTTCAAAGTCTTCTTCAAACTCAGCACTTAAAAATCCAATAGGCATATCAGTTTTAAGATCTCTAATGAGAATACTTACAGCAGTATTACAATCTCTCGATTTAAGATCACCAACGTACATACTAGAATGATATTTAGTAAGATTGCTCATACGAAATACATACTTGCTATCTCTATATAAACGTAGAATCGTATAAGGCATTATAGAAGTAAGCACATTACTATAACGAACCTTATAAGGATTTGTTATACTAATATCATAATCTTCTGCAATAACAGTAAATTTATCCATGTTAATACCATTGCAAAATTTACCACCATTATGAAAGTATGCCACATAAACACCTTTAGCATTTAGAGCATTCCTAACATTAGAAGCTATTTTATCTAATTGCATCCAACATTCAGCTTTAGATGCTAAAATATTAGTTGTAATCTTACGACGTTTTTTAGCAATCCATTCTTTAACGAAGACAACACCTATAGATGAAACGATAACACTAATCAAGTTTAATATAGCAATAAAAATACCACTCATTACACAATTTGTTTTATAATTCATACTTGCGTGTTTGAATAAGTTGCTATAAACAAAAAAAATCCGACTACCAGCGGAACCAGTAGTCGGATTAGGAATAATTAAAATTGCCTTGATATAAATAACACCTGCGACCAAAACTAATTAGATGAATCTCTGCCAAGGCACTTCATCGTCTTGAGCTTTAATATCAGCTAACCATCTTTGGAAAGCAATACCTTCGTAACCGTCGGGATCACTAATGTAAAGATAAGCATACATAGCACATTCATGATGTTCGGTAAACAAACGACCATAGAAATCTGCGTAAGCCATATTCATTACATACATAACATCATACCAGTTAGCATTATGGAGATCATTCATCTTGTATTTGTGCCAAATAGATTTGACTTCATCAAGACTATAATGGTGAGTAGTACCATTACGATTCTCCATACGTTTAACAGCCCATTCACATAGGTCTTTAGTAAAATGTTTTCCGTAGAGTTCTTTATACTTTCGACAATCCCTCTTTCTTACATCTTCACTTTCGTGTGGCATATCACTATGCTCATGCGGGTCTTTCATCATGACTTACATTATTTTTAAGAGAGTTATCAATTTCACGTTTAAGGTTCTGAAAAGCCGTAGCTTCAAATTCAAAACCAAAGATATTTACAGAACCTTTTGCAGTAGCTTTAGTTATAGCTGAATCAAGATAACTATTAACTACTTTAGGTATCTGTTCATCTGGAATGAACTTAGATAACTTAGCCAATTGAGGCTTAATAATATAATCAAGTGTAGGCTCAATAATAAAATCTAATTCATTAAGAACATTATAAGTAGATAGATCTAAACCAAAGAAACTACTCATAAATTTACCAATACCTGAAGTAACAGGAATCTTAATTCCACCTCCAATAGTTTTAACTATAGGAGTAAGCCATTTACGTACAGCTACTGCAACAAGTTCTGCATTATTCATATCGCTCTAAGATTAAGCGTTAGTGGCAGGAGTTGTAGCGTTCGGATCTGGTACAGCAGGACCAGCAGCACGAGCAGCTATTTCAACAACCGGACAAATTTGAGTTGCATCAATCTTCTTGATATAACGAACATAGTTACACTGGCCATAATCAAAAATTTGATCATCAGCAGCTTTACGACGTTCAGCTTCAAGAGCGATAGCAGATTTCAAATCTCCTCTGACATCTAAGAACTCACGAGCAACCTCTTTCTTGAAACATTCAATATCTTGTTTGTTAAGAGCAGACTCTTTATCCAAACGAGCAAGAGTTTCAAAAGTAATTCTGTCATTAGCTTGTCTAGTCTCACGTTCTTCTTTAACTAAAGCCAAAGCCTCTTTAAAAGTATTGATTCCAACAGAATCAGCATATCTTTCTGACTTCTCTTTAGCTAATTCAGACATTAAACTAGAAACAAATTGACTTTCAGCGAAAGCAGCAGTACCAGCAACTTGATTGTTACCACAAACTCCACTAAACCAATTTTTCAAACCCAATCCTGCAAAAGCAGCAAGACCTAGAGAACCTGCAACAGTGTTGTAGTTAATTTGTCCCTTAGGAACTTTAACCCCAGTTTCATTTTCGTTAGTCATAATAATTATTTGTTTTACTGCACCTCGACATTGAGATGCACAACAAATATATTACTATTAGTACTGATAACAATGAAATGATTTATAACATGAACATTAATACTCAATAGTTGAACATTATATTCAACGTTTCTTCTTAGCGATAGCTTCGTCAATCTTTGCATTAATAGAGGGAACACTAATGTAATTCATAAAAGTTACATAACCAATATGATATACGTCAGCAATTTGTTCTTCCAAATCCAACGATAACTTCTATCATCATTGATATAAGTTTTAGCAATCTCTTGAATATCTCTAATTAATAAGAGCTTATTCAAATTAATATAAGTCACAGGTGTCATACCTAAAGGAATTTAAATCATTAATAGAACGTTTAGTCGATGATTTAAACGAGCAATGATTTTCCTTGATATGACAAAAGGGAGTACTACGCAATTTAGCAGTAGCACTCCTTTAGTTCGCGATCATACGCTTTTAGAATCAGCAAAATGCCGTTTTATAGCTTTGAGTATAGGTTTGATAATTAAATCATACCCAAAGGTACATATTAGAAAAGATAGCAGCACCGTTTCCAGTGAAGCATCTAATTTGTATAAGTAAAGCCCCATAGTTACAATACCTACGATTAAGCTAACAAGAGACTTGAAGTATCTCGGTAGTTTCTTCTTAGCAATCTTAGTAGCAATCTCGTTAATACCATAAGTAGCTAAAAGCACAATAGCAATAAAAGCAAAGCTTATAGAATTAAAGAGATTAAAAACAATTGTTTCTTCCATAGTTTAAACTGTATAAAAATCAAAGTTTACAATATATGTACCTACTGAATTTTTAAACATAGCAATAATTTTATTAGAAATAGGTACTATTGGAAATCCATTTCCGCAAGAAATCATAAATTGAGAACCATTTAGACGTAGATTTATATAAGGTGATATATTTTGAGTTGCAATTTGTAAATCACTAAGTTCATCACTAAACTCAAAAATTATATTAATACCACCATGACCTATATTCTCAGTTTTATAATCTATAACGGTATGAATATTCAAACCAGTAGCATCATCAGGAATAATAACAGATGATGGGTTGTTACCTCCTAAATAAAATTTTTTAGAACCAATAGTCACATTAGTAGGTCTTGCTGATTGACCTGTAAGTCTAATAGATTTAACTTTAAATGCACCTATTTTCTGATCAATAGTTACGGTTTTACTTACCTCTCCCCCTGCTACGGTTATTATACCGTTTCTAGCAGCTCCAGTATTTTTAGCAGCAACAACATCAAAACTGCCATTATTTGTTCCACTTGCAGGATTAACAGAAATCCAACTAGGTTTAGCCATAATAATTACGTTTAATGATTAACTGGTTTATACAAGAAAAAGTCTAGTAGATACCTTAGTACCCACTAGACCCACAATATTCAAATTAAATACAGATTAGGAAATAGTCCAAGCAGTATTAGTAGTAATCGTAATCTGTTTAGTTTCACCGGCAGCTGCAAAAGTCAAAGACGTCGGAGATACAGACAAAGTAGCATCACCAGCAGCTTGAGTTACCGTATATTTCTGTCCATTAACAGTAATATGTCCGGTACGAGTACTAACTGTCGGATTAGCAGCAGCAGTAAACGTAATCTCGAAAGAATAAACATTACTTGCTCCCGGGTCACCTTCGATAGCTGCACCAGAGTTATATTCTTTTTTATTTACTATCAATTTACCGGCAGTCAACCAAGCTGAAGCATCTGAATTAACAGCAAACGTAATAGAAGCCAAGTTAGCATTACCTGTAAACTTCTTAGCTTCACCTGTTTTAACGAAAGCTAAAGATTGAGTGGTAACATCCCAAATGTTAGAACCCGATTGTTGTATTGCAACATCTTCTGTTAAGTCTTCAACTGATACAGTAATAGATCCTGAACGACCTTCACGTCCTTTATAAACAGGAGCCGTAACATCAACTCGTGAATTACCTGTACCCTCAACAGCAGATAACGTAATCCAGCTCGGTTTTGATCTTAATGCATAAGCAGCACGCATAACCGGAGCACCAACTCCATCAACTAAACCACCAATTTCAACAGCAGTTGCTCTTTCATCTAAAGAAGAATTTGAAACCATAATAATGACAATTTAATTATTTATAAATAGATTTTGAGTTCCGCACGCTTCCACATCACCTTCTCTACTGGGGTTTGCAGAGCGTTGCGGAACTTTTAATAGTTTAAGAAACAGTCCAAGAAACATTAGAAGTTACATTAACAGTTTGAGTACCTCCTGATGCCTCAAATTCAAGACTTGTTTTATCAAGATTCAAATAAGGATCTTGTTCAAATGTAGCAGTATAAGTAGCATCTTTAGTTACAGTGACTGTCCGCGTAGCACTCGTATTACCATCACTCCATTTAACGAAGTGATAACCAGAATTAGCTGTAGCTTTTAGTGTAGCTGACGCATTGTAATTATAAGTACCACCACCACTAACTGTACCACCTGTACCAGCAGTAACTGTCAATTTATACTGTCTAGTAGATGCAGTCCATCTAGCGTACCAAGTCTTATTAGAAGTAACCTTAGTTGTCGTAGTTAATTGAGTACCACCGCTAGTAGCAGAAGTATCGAACCAACCTGCGAATGCATACGTATAAGTATTATCCGCAGTTCTTGAACAAGTAGGTAATGTTCCAATAGCTTCACCATAATTTTTACTTATAGATGAAGAAGAAGGAGTACTACCACCATTAGCGTTAAATGTAAAGGTGTACTTATTTGTAGCTCTGGTCACATAAGTATAATAAGTAGCAGCACCTGTTACACTCGGTGTTTCTAAAATTAATGAAGAACCAACCTTAGTTCCACCACCGTTGGCAGCAGTATACCAACCTCGAAAAGTATAAGTGTACTGAGCATCGTTTGAAGGCATAGTCAACGTACAAGAGCCTTTAGACCCATAAGCAACAGATTGACTAGTCCTATTCAAAGATCCATATGTTGTTTGATAATTTATCGTATAACTCCGTCTAGTTGCAGTCCAATGTGCATATATTGTAGTATTACCTGCACCCATTGTCGTATTAGCAGTAACTTGCGTTCCACCACTAGCAGCAGTGTACCAACCTGCAAATGCATAGGTGTATTCAGCATCAGAAGACTTCGTAGGCGTCGGTAAAGTACCATAAGCACTTCCGTATTGAACACTCTTAGAAGTAGGACTTACTGCATTACCACCATTAACATTATAGGTTAAAATATAACTATTAATAGACCATTGAGCGTAATAGGTAACAGTACCAGTTATCTTAGTAGCAGATGAAATTTTCGTACCGCCACTAGATGCTGTGTACCAACCGAGGAATGTATAACCTGTTCTAGAACAAGTCGGAAGAGTACCTAATTCTGAACCATACGTTTTAGTAATAGTTGATGGGCTAGGAGTACCACCACCGTTACCATTGAATGTTGCAGTGTAACTTCTAGGTGTAGCAGTCCACTGAGCATAATAAGTAACGTTTCCTGTTACAGTAGTAGATGCAGATACTTGAGTACCACCGGTTGCAGCTGTAAACCAACCCTTAAATGTATAAGTATATTGAACATCAGCAGCTCTTGTCGGAGTAGGTAATGTGCCTAAAGTAGAACCATGAGTCTTAGTAGTTGACGTAGGACTTACAGAACCACCATTAGGATTCCAAGTTACAGTATATGATTTAAGAACAAATACCGGAGTAATATGAGTATTGGCAGTAATGTTAGAAACTGTCAGAGGATTAGTTGTAGAACCATTAGACCACTTACTAAAGTTATAGCCAGTACTCGGAGTAGCCGTCCAAATAGCAGAACCACCATATTCTACACTAGACTTATTAACGCTTGCTGTACCACCAGTTGAATTAGCAGTAGTAGTTGTGAAAGTCTTAATTGTAAACTTAGCAGTTAAGCTGATATTGGCAGTAACAGCAAATGTATATGAAGCATTGCTAGATACTTTAGTTGTTCCATTGTACCAACCAGCAAAATTATAAGCAGCCTTAGGAGTTGCAACTACAGTAGCATTAGCACCATGTTCTACAGTTTGACCTGCAGGACTTACAGTACCTTTGTTTGTATCCTCAGAAGTTGCATTAACAGTGTAGCTCTTAATCTTATATTTAGCAACAAGAGTTCTATTAGCCGTTAAAGTAACAGCAAAAGAAAGACTTGTGGAAACAAGGTTAGAGCCTTCGTACCAACCAACAAAATCATACCCAGTTGGAGCAGCTTTAGCAGTCAATATGACTTGTGTGTCACGATAATAAGTTCCTTCTTTAACTCCGCCTGTAGCGGATGAACCAATAGAACAATCACCAACATTTGTAATAGTAGTTCCTGAACTATTAGTAGTTAAAGCTGAAATCTTAATAGTAAACTTATCAGCTTCTACTTGAGTACAATTAATAGTTTTCGTAATACCGCTGACTGAAACAGTAACAATAGTTGTTCTGCTCGCACCGGCATTCTTACTCGCAGTTAAACCAACCGTTTTATTACCCGTACCACTCTTAGCGGCAGGGGTAAGCCAAGAAGCAATAGCCATCTTAGTATCCCCCCCTAATTATGAAACCGTCCATTCGACGTTAGAAGTAACATTAACAGTTTGAGTTCCACCAGCAGCTTCGAAAGTAAGAGAAGTCTTATCTAATTCGAGATATGGATCTTGAGTAAACTTAGCAATGTAAGTCTTATCCGCGTCAATAGTAACACTTAGAGTTACATCGTCAGAAACCTTAACTCCATCTTTCCACCAACCGCCAAAGCTATAACCCTCAGCAGCTGTAGCATGAATAGTAGCAACAGTACCATCCTCAAATTTAGCAGTTTCAACTCCCAAATTAGATTCTTTATTGATACCAACACCACCTTGAGCTACACCTTCATCTTCGGTTTTAACTGTAAGTGTATAATGTGTGGGTTCAGGAATAAGATCGCATTCAATAGTAACTTTAATGTTTTTCTCAACCACAAAGCTATACTGATTGTTACTGTTAAGAGTGATTTTAACACCATCAACAAGTACTTTATTCAAAGTATAACCTGGACTTACATTAACTTTAATCGTACAAGTATCACCATCATCATAAGCACCAGCACCTTCCATTGTAGCACTTCCGTTAGGAATAGCTTCATAGGTAACTTGGAATTTATCAGGGGCATCAACCTCAAAACGAGCTTCAATAGATTTAGAGTCATTCATGACAATATCACGTGAAGTAGTCGAGGGCGCACCCGAATCAGTCCATTCCTTAAAATGATAGCCGCTATCTGCTAATGCTTCTACAGAAACAGTAGTTCCGTCCACAATATTAGAGTAAGTCTTTATGCCACTATAATAGTCGCTCCAACGTCCATTGATCTTTGCACGACATTTACCACCCGTTCCAGCAGTAAGAGTTAGCGTTCGCATAATCACTTGGTCGAACGTAGCAATATGCGTTGCATTCGTTCCAGTTTTAGCAGTGAATGTTGCAGGATTATCTGAAACCTTTGCACCGCTTGTATTCCACTCTCTGAATTTGTAATTGCCAACCGCACGAGCTTCAACTGAATAAATCGAACCTACAGCAGTTTTAAACGTGTGTTCAGAAGTAGACCAATTAGACCAAGAACCATCACCTATACGATAACGAGTTTCATTAGTTCCGTCAGAACCTACCGTAATAGTAACTTCTTCCGGTGGAATCTCTACGAACGTACAAGAGAAATCTACATTCTCAGTGATAACCTTTGAATAAGGATTAGAGTTAGAAGTAGTTCCACCAATATTCCATTGTTCAAAAGAATAACCGCTATCAGGAACACCTAATACCTCAATTGTCTCACCGTCAGTAACACTAATGTTAGAATGCGAAGATGCAGCTTCTGAATATTCACCAGAGCCAATCTTATATTTACATTTACCATTAGAACCAGCAGTGATATTAACAATATGAGTTTCAGGTGGAATGTAAGTTTCCTTAAAATAAGCAGTATAAACTTTGCGATGTAGACCTTCTTCAACAATGATATTGTTTTCATTATTAGGAAGATTAGCACCAGTAGGAGTTACCCACTTTTCAAATTCATAACCGCTATTAGCTTTACCAGCGATAGTGACAATTGTCTTTTCCGGAGCAGTAACTTCGTGTCTTTCTGCCCATTGAGACCAAGAACCATTAATATCTTTATATCGAACTAAACCATTCGCATCTGCCACGATACTAAACGTGAAATAACGAATAGCTTCTTTAAAGTTTACCGTAATCGTAAGATCTCGCGTAACAACGATGCTATATGTACCATTACCATTATCTACAAGATTACCGCCAGAAGCAGTAACCGTATCAATAGCCCAACCCTCAATAGGATTCGGAACAATTATTGCAGTTTGACCGGATTTATAAGTACCGCCACCGCTAACTGAACCTTTGTCAGCAGGATTAGTTATAATAGTTACATTGTACTCCTCAATAACAGGAGCATCAAGCTCGAAGTGTGCAGTATAAGTTTCATCTTTCTCAACAACAAAATCATATTGAAGATTAGTAGAAACAATACGATTTAAACTATCAGTCCAATGAGTAAAATGATACCCTTGAATTGCCGCAGCTGTTATAGAATGCCTTGTACCTTTTGGGAATGTTCCGGCACCAACTACATATCCTGCATTAGCCGGATCAGCATTGACATTAATATAGAATTGCTCAATAGGAGCTTCATCCTTTTCAAATACACCTATCAAATCCATATCTTTCTTAATAGTAAAAGACCAATTAGGACTAATAGACATAATCTCATTAGTATGGAACTCTTTCCAACCTTTAAAGTGATAACCTTGAACAGGTTTAGCATAAAGTTCAACACGACTACCAGCTTCAAATTGGAAACGGAAGCCATCTGAATTTTCATCAGGAACAATAGCAGAACCACTACATCCAACAATACCACCCTCTTCAGGAGAAGGAACTAAAGTAACTCTATAGTAATCACGTTCGATATGACCAGACTGCATAAAATCTTGAAGATCTTTGATGTAAGTCCAAGCACGAATATATGTATCTTGACAACCACAAGTATTATTTCTAATACCACGACTAGGATGCACATAATTAGCTTTAAGACCAATGCAAACAAGAGTGTCATCAGTCAAAGACTCACTACCAACAATCAACTCTCTATCAATAGCAATAATATTACCATCAGTAGTTAGATTAATTTCGCAACCTTTTTCATCATACATATAGTAACAACCATCAGTACGATGATAGAAGAATCGAACGTTATGCTCACGCTTAGGAAATGTACCAAGAGGAAGAACTTGTTTTAACTTGACAATTTTAATATTACATTCCATAGCATTAAGTTTAAACAAATATAACTACGCAGAACCGTTAAGCACTGCGTAGTTTTCCAAACAACTTTAGTCAGTTGCAGTATTCAGAGAAATGGCATTATCGCCGAAACCTTTAGCTAAAGTCTTAATAGCTTCAAGTTTATTTACAACAGCATCGATCACAGTTTCCGTACCAACAACGATTTGGAATTTGCGAGGACTATTATTATCAGCGGCAATCTCAGGGAATTGATTAAACTCAGCTGTAGAAATAACAAGATAAGCGACTTTATCAAAGCCAACTTTCGGGTCACCAATACCCCAAGCTTTCTGCCACTCATCATGAGGATTCCAACCCATGTTAATCAGAGAATAACGAAGGTCTTCATCACTAAGAGCAACATCAGCTAAGAAACCGGATAACTTCGTATGTTCAACGGTAATAGTACCATTGGCTTTTTGATCGGCAAGAATACCGAATACGTTCATCGTCAATTTAGTAGGCTTTTTAGCAACAACAGTTATCTGAACAGCACTATTAGCTTTCTCGATAGTAATATCAAATAACTCTTTGTTATAAGCAGTAAGACTAAGATTCTTCTTAATCTTCTCTACTAACCGATCAACGGTATCAGTAGCATGAATCCGAATAGGTATTTGAACAATCTGAGGATTAGAATTAACCGTCAGACCATGACGATACTCTTCAGAAGAACAAATTTCAATAGCACCACAGAACTCAGCATCTGCATTATACACAATACCTTCAGCAGGCTTAAGTGCCGGATTTGTAAGACCTTTAAGAATAATAGTTTCTTTCTGATCTGTTTCCGTATATTTACGAACGTTATAAGTGAAGTTAAAAGGATTAATATCCACTCCACGTTGATTCATAAATCCACCGTCCTTAGTAGGAATTGCAGATATAATTACAAACGGCTCAGGTCTACCAGTAGTAGGCAAAGCAGTACCATAAGCAGTACAAATGCCGAGTTGACCGTTAGATAGCTTAGTATCAACAGTAACATTATCGACAAATGTTTTTCCGTAACTTACAATTCTCATAGTAACGTTTTATTTTAAAGAATTACTTTCATTTATAGCAATTTGATAACCTTCATCTTTAAGTTTACCAAGAAGCTTCTGTGTAGCAAGGTTAATAATTTCCGTTTTAAACGGAAGTTCAGTAGCAGTATCAGTTACAATATCAAACCTAGTAGGTTGTCTAAGATATGTAATAGCAACATCAGTAATCACGAATGTATCATCCATATCTACTAAAACCCTATTGTTTTCTATCGTACATACAGGATGAATGTGTCTATTAAGACGATTGTGATACGTTTGAAGCATATCCCTACGCTGAACATCAGAAACCAAATCCATACCAGCAGGTTTGCTCTTTTGTACCTTTGTAACCACTCCATTAGAAGTGATAACCTCGTATAAGCCCGAATAACGCTTGTAGTCAAATTGTACTAACTTAATAGTATATTTATCTCCAACTACAATTAGCTGTGGCGTATCGAAGTAAAACACTAGTGATTCCGGGTAATACTCGTTATTGTAGCGTTCATAAGTCACATTGTAACCTTTTCGCAGCAATATGGAGAGCATATAGTTAATATATTCAAATAGACCCTCTTTACGATAGATCTTAGCAGGATAATGAAACGTAACGGTATCATTACCAATTTGAATAACAAAATCTTCTATATAACCGGGAATAGTTTTAAATAGCTCACTGATATTAACAACGTAAATCCTAGTAGTAACAGATTCAGTTGCTCGATAACGTTTAAACTTATCATATATAACACTTGCATCATAAGAGACACCATGTAGGTAATTCGCAGGCAAAAAAGCGAAACCTCTATTACCCTCATTTGCAAGAAGGTAAAGAGGACTTCTATATGTAGTCTTTAGCACCTGCAAATCATCGTAATAACGACCAGTCTCTTCAAAGGCTTTAATCTTTTGCGTAAGCAGTACGTCAATAGCTTCATTAAGAGCAATATCAATATACTGCGGACGAATAGATTCTTGCCTATTAGCATTAATCTGCTGAATCTTATCGTTTACAGCAATATGTGCTTCTTTACAACTACTATACATACTGACACTATTTTATTAGTTTATAACCGAAGCCTTATAAGCAGTGAAAAGTTGTGCTTTATATTCAACATTTTCGGGAGCAGCTAAGAAAGCCATAACCCCCTCAATGGAAGAACCAAGAACTACTTCCGGACGCACAGTATCAAAGTAATTATCACCGTCTTTTGTAATGACTTGAGCGGCGAGTAACTTATAGACTTGCGCCATTGCTTCTACATTCTTGTTATCAAACAGAGAAATAAACGCATCTGCATTCGTTTGAGAAAGTTCAGCTACAGCTGTCTGCAAATCTCCATGCTCCATTTTAATAATCTGTAGAGTATCAGCAGGAGCATTACAGATAAGCATATTTCTAATACGTTTATAAGAAGACTCATCACCTGTGAACAACTGAGCCAACTTAGTAGCAGTATTAACAACAGCTTTAGTCTTAGCATCTTTCATACGCTTAACGTCTTCAATACTATGTAAGTAAAATCGAATGTTAGTAGATTTCTCAACATCTTCTGGTTTATTAGCAACAGTAGAAGTAAGCAGAGCAAGACGCCAAAGAATATAATCTTGCGGCTTAATAGGAGTCATGTACATATACAGATTCTCTTCATGAACCGCAGTACCTTCACCAAAGAGCATAGCATCAAAGATAGCTTTCTCTAATTTATTCGGAGCAACCTCAGTATTAATACTGTTCTTTTTAGCCCAATCAAGAATAGCATCACGTTTAACAGGATCGTTAAGAGAAAACTCCCAACCAGTTTCAAGCTCATAACCTTGAGCGGGAACTTCAACAGTTGAGTTTTTAAGATGCTTCAAAACGAGGTCTTGAAAGTTTACGTTACGGCTATCAGCAGAAGCTCCAATGATCGTAGGAAGTATAGAAGCCATTTCAGCAGTTTTACTAGATAGAGTAAGAACCGCTTTAATGCTTGGACCGAAAATAGTATTGAAAGCACCAATACTTTTCTGATTCACGACTTGAAACATAGTCGGATTCAGCTTTAACGCTAAGGTTATTTTGCGTGAGTATATCATATAGTTTATACTTTAGTAAGTTTATACTTTACAATAATCGTAATGTACGCTTATTCAAAAATCATTTCAGCCCAGAAAGAAGTAGTACCATTAAGCATATTGATACCTTGTGAAGACATAACCTCATAAGTAGCAATATCCTCTCTAGTAGATAACATCTTACTATAAGCACCCCACTCTTTAGGTAGCGGAGTAATACCTTGATAAACACCGTACAAATATTCACGACCTTCTTCACAAACCAACTGAATATTTGCCTCACCACTCGTGTTATCAATAGAGTGATCCAAGAACACCATCGTATAAGAAGTAACAGGGAAGCCACCATACATACGACCATTCTTACGATCCATTTCAGCACGAGAACCGGTATCAAACAAATCTACAACCTTAACAGAAACGGTAGCTCCGGAATAGTGCTTATACTGATTGAAGTATGCACCATAAGAAAGGATACCACCACGGCTTTGAATCTCCTCAGAACCTAACTTATCAAAGTAACCATTTCCGATAGCTTCATTCTTAATACACTGTTGGAACATTTTAGAACCACCTTTACCGGTATAAAGAACGATATTTTTGTTACTCAAATCAATATCGTTACGAACTTCAAAGATACGAGAAAGAATCATATCAATAAGCTCGATAGTCATGAATGAGTATTCGAAGTAGTTACCGAATGCGATAAGAATATCACGAACACCAGCACCACGAGGAATAGGTTTATTTGAATGCTTTTCTTGGTTATGAATAACACCATTAATATCACGATTGTAAGAAGAGAACCACAGATCTTCCTCTAACAAACGTCTGCGCATAAACTCGAATTGACGCATTTCATAAGGCATCCAAAGAGTACCTTTAGAACCATCATCATAATCTAGTTCAAACTCAGTAACGATATTAGCGATATTACCGGTAATAATCTTAGAGAAACGATGGAAACCAAATTGGTTAGTCATTTCACTCCAAGATTCAGCAGTACTACGAGAACCAGTTGATAATTCACCAGCAATCGTAGGAGCACCCATACCCCAATATTTACCTCTTTCAAAATTGCTAAGATCAATGAATTCATCTGGATTACCACCAAGTATGATCATTTCATAGATATAACCACCACTTGCAGTTTGCTCACCATCCGTCTGCATACGTACAAGATGTTTTCCATCAGGAGTAATAGCAGAGTATTGATAAGGAATCCAGTTATCTTGGAACTCAGCTTTAAAAGACATAAACCCTTTACCGGGTGTTTGAGTAGGCGTAATTAAACGCACAATCGGGGAAGTAACAGTAGGTTTTCCCATAATCTTCCATTTATACTGAGTATCACCAGCATTAATAGGTTTCTTACGAGAGATATTCCCTTGACCTTCTGTAAGAGAAAGAAGAGGGAATTGATTACTGTTCCTACCCCAAAGATAAGTAAGAGATTTATTTAAATCGACAGCACCAAGAACATTAAAGTTCAATAGCATATCAGCATCACTATAAACCTCTTTGGAATACTGTTTTTTTCCAATTTCTCTAAGCATAGTTACGATAATTATTTATTAGAATCAACAATACCACCTGGAACAACAGGACGTCTATTAGGATTAACTTTAGCCGCTCCACTTTGGGTAGATACCTTAACTTTAGGTTTACCACCAGAAGTAATGTTCAAACGACGAACATTCTCTTGTCGTATAGATGCCGCAGCAAGTTGACTAATATCAGCACCAAGTAAATTCCGCAGTGCTACCATAGCGAACGTTTCATTATCAGCAAGCATATCAAAAACATCTTTTTGAGCTTGCGTATAAAGAGAATCTCCAATTTCAACAACAGGAGCAGTAAGGTATTTCACAAGATCTTTACGAGTAAGAATTTGTTCTTTACCATTTACAGTTCTCTTAACACCAGCTGTTGGAATAGCAAGACCTCCGATAGTACCTTTATTAACAATCTTATCATAAAGAGAATCAGGAACATTAAGTACCTTAGCTTTACCATGATCATCATAAGTAATACCATAAGCTTTATCTAGTTCATCTTGTTCAGCTTTCCATTGTGCTTCTTGACGAGCAGTAGCTTCTTCAATTTCACGTTTCTGATTAGCAGCAAGATAATCAAGACTTTCTTTAGCTGTTTCATTTAAAACTTTATCAGCTTTAGAAAAACGAATAATACGATCAATTTGAGCATCTGATGTACCTTTACGTTTTTCGGCAGAACGAATAATAGCTTCAAGTTGAGCTTCAGACTTATCCTCAATACTCATCGTAGTCCAATCAACATGATTAGCAAAACCTTCGAGTGAACCATAAGTTTGCTTATATAAAGCAGCTTGATGAATATCAGGATTAGCACGAAAGAAATTAGTAATAGCTTCTGATTCAGCTTGATGTCTAGCAATTTCAGCAATATCTGCATCACGTTGAGCAAGACCTTCAACAGTCATTTCATATTGCTTAGGAGTACCATCAGCGTTTACAGGGGTTAAACCAGAAATAGCAGAAATAGCAGAAACATCAATAGTTTCTTCTTGTTGTTCAGCAGCAGCAAACTCATCTAATTGAGCTTTAGTATAAACAATTTGTCCATCTTTAACTGCATTACCTTCTGCATCTAATTCATATTCTACATCACCTTCATCAGTTGTAAGAATAATTTTATTAACATCTCCAGTTTCTTTATTTGCATCTTCATTAGCTTTAGCAGCAGCTTCTTCTTCGGCTTTACGTTTAGCTTCTTCTTCCGCAGCTTTGCGAGCTTCTTCTTCAGCTTTAGCTTTATCCTCTGCTTCTTTAGCAGCTTTAGCAGCTTCTTCGGCAGCTATTTCTTCAGCAGTTTTGGTAGTAGTACTATCAGTAATACCACCGGGAACAATAGGATTTGGCATAGTGTTTTCTCTTTTATAAATTAAGTTATAACAATGACAAATGTAGTAATAATAAATGTATTCAAAACATCAATAGAAATATAATCTTCAAAAGCGTCATCACCGGACGTTACAGAACCTTTAAATATTCCAATTAATTTCCATTGATTTTAGGCTCAAATACAGTCATTATAGAACATCAATTTTTAGCTGATATTGCAATTCATTTCTCTAAAAATCGTGGCTCACGTTAAGGCTTTCGTGGCTTATTCGCATTGATTCGATTCATGCGCTTTTGCTCTTCAAACTTGGCACGCTCTAAATTAGCTCTATCAATATCTAAGTTTAACTTAGTCATTTTAAGATAAGCGTCAAGAGAATTAGCATTACTCTCATCTTTACTAATATAACCATTACCATCTTTATCTACTTGAAGTTTTGCGTCATTAACAATAATCTGAGTAAGATTACTATCAGCCGCAATAGCTTCTTTAGAATCACGATCTAATTGAGCTTGTTCAGCATCAAATTTGCGTTGAGCTTCAGAATTAGCAGAACGCATTTGTTCAATCTCTGCATCCCACTTCTTTTGAATCTCTTCACGTTCAAGTTCAAACTTACGTTGAGCTTCAGCAGCTTCTTGAATATATTTGCGTAAAGAAGCAACGTTATGATTGCAAACAGCTTCCGCAGCTACATCAAAATTACCATTTTGCGCAGCACTAAAAGCAATTTCTTCAAGTTTACGAACTTGTTCATTGAGTTCAGCAGAATTACCAACAAAAATACCAAAATTAGAATTAACAAAATCAGTTCCATTAACTCTAACTTGAACAACTTCATTAGTATTAGGATCAACATAAGAACCTTCAAAATCATCGATCCATGCAATTTTAGCAGCATCAAGATTAGCCTCCATATCACGAGAACGGAATGAATTAAATATCTTTAATGACCATATAGATCCCATTAGAGCTTGATTAAGACCCATCTCAGTAACAGCTTTACCAGCTCTAGCTTGAATATCTCCTGCACGTTGATCGTTCATGTTAGCTAATTCATACGCTTCTTGCTTAATAGATTGCTTAATTTGATTAAGAACAGTTAAATAATTAATCATAGTGGTATTAGCAATCTCTTTAATAGCTTGAAGTGAAGGTTGTTGTTTAGCTATTTCACTATCATCAAAGACTAAAGTACCATCTCTATTAGCTGCATCAAGACGCTCTTCCATAGTCATATCATTAGTATCAGCTAAGAAACTTTCAGGAATCAATAGCCATGAACGAAACTTCATAATAGTACGTTCTTCTACTAATGTATAAAGACGATAAAGAGCAAGATAAGGTAATAAACGATAAGGAATAGGTTTAGGATTATTAAGAAGCATAAGACGACTTAAACCATTATAAGGTAACTTACAATGATTAAGATTATTAACTTCTTCACGTTGAACTACACATGGTTGAGCTTTAGTATATACTCCCCAATCTTTATCACCAAAACGATACGCTTCCCAACATTGAAGAACATATGTGTATTCAATATCAATATCACCTATAGTAGGATCCAAAACATAATCTTCATCTACCACTTTTTGTTCAATTTCACCATAAGCATTAGTATAACTAAGAATACCACGTTTCATAGGAATCTTAAATACACAATGATGAGCTTTAAGAACCCCGGTAGAGGGCAGGGTGTGGTAGGGAGCGGAACTCTGTGTATCAATAGTAGGATTAAAAGCAATCTCTCTAGAACGAAGCATCAAAGGAGTAACAGCATATTCGCCAGTACTTTCATGATTATGAATTATATCCTTAATATAAGCAATATCCTTTTTAGAAAGAATCTCTTGATATTCACCAATAATATCATTGATGTTTACTTCAAACTCTCTCATGCCATAATCATCATCTTCAACAAAGAGATTACCACTATCAATACGATAATACTCAAGAGGAGAAATAATTTCAAAGATAACATCATTATATCTTACATCACGATAAGAATATACGCTTTCAGTACAGAACCAATAATAGAATGCTTGAATATATTTCTCATTAGCTTTTATGAGAGAATTAAGTAGATCAAGAGTTCTCTGACCTTTAAGAGCTTCCTCATCAATCCAATCTTTAGCAGCTTCTTTCATAAAATCCTCAGCTGATGGAAGTTCTTTAGAAGGTTCACCTGTTTGAACTCCATTGGCATTCATGATGTTTATAAATTGCTGACGAAGAAGAGAATCAAGTACAACTCGAAGATCTTTATTACGCTTGGTTACAATATCAATATCAGCATTATAAACTTGATAATTATTATAGGTATTAATGAACTCTCCTATATATTTCTCTTTAATAGGAGTAATAAAATCAACATCTCTAATTTTACCGGGCAAATCTTCTTTTCTACCATTAACAGAATTATAAGTCGCCATGACATACTTATAAGTAGATTCATCTACAATACCGTTAGCGGCATCAAGAAATGCTTTAATTTCTGCTTTATCATTATTTGAATGAGCAGTAGCAATAACCCAATCGCACATAGCTTTAGTCCATTTCGGAGTACGCTTAGTAGCTTCTGAAACAAACACATCAGGTTTTTCTAAAGAATTAGGAATCTTAGAAGCATTCATTTAACGACGATTTAAACGATTTGCAATACGTCTGCTATTATCTTCTTTATTACCTTCAACAAGACGCTTAGTATTTAAAGAGTCTGCAAGAAAGACATACATAGCGACAATAGCAGCACTAATATGGTCAAAATTACCTTCAGCAGTAAATCTTTGACATTCAAGTAACAGACGAACACTACTAATAAACTTAAGTCTACGAATAGGATTCCCCTCATCTGTATAACTTAAAGGTTCATAAATAAACTCCTTTAGCATACGAAGACCATTATACTTTTTATCACCATCACCAATTACAATACCATAATCGTTATTGTTAGGATTAACTAACTTACGACTATTTATGTTAGTTGGATCAAGCATTAAATAACGTCTTAGTTTATATTTTATGAAGTTAGATACAGTTTCACCTGTACCAGCTTCTGGACAACATTCAGCGTTATATAAAAGACACATACCCATTGTAACTATATCATTTTGCTCCATTGTATCCATACGACCTATATATTCGCATACTAAGAGCTTTTGATTCGGATATGGGGTAATAGTATTACTTCGCATCCATACTTGCGCAGAATAAAGAGAATGCTTATCTGTAACGTCTTTTTGTGCCTTATCTACCTTATATGCGTCCACCACCGTAAAATATAAATCTTTGGGTACTTCTCCATTTACCAAGAAAGGACGATAGTACATTCTAACGCAACCATGAGTATCATCACGAGAACCATGTGGAACTTGATTCACAAATTCATGGAATTTACCTTTACCAAATATATCTCGTTTAATACATTCAGTTCTAGGTATAAATTCAGCTCTATTTGCACCTCCTAAATCATTAACAACAATCCAACCGTCTTGAAAGAATCTAGTAGCATTATCATTGATTAAATCCGAAACATGAAGATTTAATTCTGGAGATGCAAACATATTCTCCGTTGTATTAATGAATGCTTCGGCAGGAGTATTAGCACGTTGAGCTTTATAAATTATATGAGTTTCACTATCATTATTATGAAAGTGATTCTCTTTATCTTGTTTATCCCAAGCATAAGCAGTGAATATAATTGAATTACCACGTTCAACATAAGGCTCACAATCCCATACTTGTGGAAAGAAGAAACCACATACTTCATGACGTTTATTAATATCCCATACATTTTCCATGCAAAGCATCTTATTCATTTTAGGATTATAAAATGCTTTACTAAATGCAGCCCAGTTAGCACCTTTAGTACCACCCGTACCATAAACACGTATAGTACCTACAGATATAGCACCAGATTCAGTATTAGATAAAGTAACATCAAGAGCTTTTTGTAAGTTAGGACACTTACCTGCTTCCTCAAAGTCAATCTCAATAGCTTTCTTACCTACAGCGGCAGATTCATTCTTACCTATAGCAACACTATAAAGATTAGAAAGCCAACCAAAATTCTTAAGACCTTTCGTGGATACACGATAACCCATAAGAATATCATCAATAGCTTCTGAAATATAACCTCTTTTCCAAAACGTATGTTCTTCAAAATGATCAAGGCATTTCTTAGCCATAAATGTAGTAGCACCTTTGTCAGTAAGATAAGCTAATTGGTCAGCGGCAAGTGTAACAGTAACATTAGGAAATAAGTTTATAGTATTTGCAGCTTGACTACCACGTTTATAAGAGAATCCTTTACGACGAGCTTTAGCCTTAGTAAGATGAAATTTATTATTAGCAATAAACTCATCTATTTTGAAATTCCAATAATCACCATCCCAATAACGAGGAAAACCCATAACAGTTTCAACGTGTTCAGCTCCTTCTCTTTTAAGTTTTTCTCTTTCTTTAGCGTTAGGTGTACGTTCAATTCTACCATAATTAAGATAAGTATAATGAGCACCTGTAATACGCATAGGCTTAAGCAAAAGATCTCGCTCTTCATCAGTAGTAGCTTTATCAAAAAACTTAGGAATATCTTTATAATAAAGTTTAGCTTTTATAATAACACCTTTTTTACGTCTAGATGTTTCTCTTTGCCAAAATGATTCATAAGCGGGAGTACTAGGATCATAATCACAATAAGTACCATATTCATCAAAAGCATCAGCAGAACGAGAAAGTCTTTCGATATTGATAACAATGAAATTAATATTCATAAGAATACCACCAGAATTACCAAGAAGAAAATCATCATCTGGATCATATAAAGGTTTATTAGTAATATAACTAATACCTTCTGATGCTTTAGGATATTTACTCTTATCTTCACAAAGATAATCTATAAAAGGAATATCTCCACGTTTATATCCCCATTTATTCTCAGGTGCAGCATTAATACCATCACAACTATTTTTCCAATAAGCATGAATAAACATGAAGTTATCAATAGCATCTTGAGAAAATTCATATTTACTATTCATACCTTAATCAATTATATCTATACCACTACCAACGCCATTATCTATTTGATTATTAACATCCATAGAAGCAGCAAGCTCTTTACCTCCACGTACAATAGTTTTTCTAAGTTTAGACTTAATGTAATTATCTTCAGCTTCTTTAAGTTCTGCAATAAGTTTAGGAAGATCTTTACCCATCTTAGTAATCTCACGCATATAATTAAGCATACCTCCAATTTCATCTTTAGTAAAAGAATCTTTCTTTAGATCATTACGAAGATTTTGATTCATAACTGCCATTAAATCTTTACCAGCTTGAAGAGCATTAACAGTTTCAAAAAACATCTGACCAACATAATTGATGTTATGCTCTATAAGCCAATTGATAGCATCAACCATATCTTTAGTAGGTCTAAAGTCAGAATTAAGTTGAGCAACTTCAATAGCATAATCAAAAGCCTTTTGATCTTTTAAACCATTACGATGTATATATCCATCTTCATCAGCATAACAATCAATAAACTTAAATATCTTATACATTAGCTCTCTATCATTATGCCAATCATTATATATAGTAGCAAGAACAGGAACTTTAAGAATCTGTTCAACATTAAGAATAAGTTTAGAACCTTCAACTAACCATACGTGTAATGCCATAATCAATAGTTTTATCTGTTTTATTACGAGCAACAAAAAAGCCCGTACCAACTTAATGATACGGGCAAATATAAGAATTACTTCTTAAATACAAAATACAATAATAACAAAATAAAATCTTTATAGTAACTATTACTTTACCATATATTATTAGTAACCAAATTAATAGTTTCAGTTCCCCTCTCGATACAATAATATATTCCTCTTGATCATCAGCACCACTATAAACATCACAGTTAATACTTAATGCTTTATTACTGGAACTTTCATCAGGAGTAACAGTTACAAATGATTTTTTCATATATCAATAATATTAATCGAATATGAAAAAGAATTTTATTTGTACAAATGTAACTCAAAGTCAAAATGTTTATTGTTCGTAGTAGTATTTAAACTCATAGGTATAGGAGAATCTTGATATTGAAGAACTTGCAAAGCAAATTGATGTAAACTTAGATAATCAACTGCATCATTTAAAACATACTCTTTACAATTATGAGGATGTTGAATAGTTTCTGCAATAGGTACTATATCATTACCAACAATCTGAACACCATCACCGGAATTAACGGTATTAACTCCCCTCCAAAATACTAATTTATGTTCTTCAAGAGTATAAGAATACGTAATCAAAGCTAAATCTCCCGAAGTACCTTTCTGTTTATTCATAAATAAAGCACCAGACAAACACCAATATTCCATAGTAGTATCTGTAAATACAATATTTAAATTGAAATCTGCACCTGTAATACTAATAGATTTACTTGGATAAGCCATAACATTTGCTAAATTATAAACTAGAGCTGCTCTATCATCAGCAAAATATAAACAACTAAATCCAGTAATAACATTAGTTTTAGTTAAGAAAGAATTATAGAGATCTATTCTAATCTTTTGCATGGAAGCAAACTTACTAGCAACAGAAGTATCTCCATCTACAGATTGTACTCCAACAAAAAAGTTACTTGTATCTAATAAACCTTCTTTAGTTACATCATTTGCTAAAGCAATATTATTAGCTTGCAACAATATAGTTCTAGTTCCACTAGCCGTAGCATCACTAATGCAAGTACATTCAATAAGATTGTTACCCAATGCAATAACAAAAGTTTTATCTTTATACGAACCACCAGCTTGTTTAATAGCTACAGTTTTTGATACCCCTCCCCCCGGATACCGTTAAAATAGTAGATCTTTCATCTCCACTATTTTGTCCACAAACAACATCAAAAGAACCATTATTAGATCCAGAATCATTTGCAACTTCAACAAAATCTTTATTCATATCTTTAATTTTACTTATTCATCAATAAGAGTTTCAAATTGTTTCATAAATAAAGCAATTTGAGTAGCATAAGCATCAACAACATATTCGATGTCATTCGCATAAGTTTCATTTGATTGAACAAATAAGCTATGCATATACTCATGCCAAAAGGTTTGATTTTTAATAGAATCAGGAATAGTAACACCTCTATCAGAATCAATAATATAAATCCTACCAAGAACATGATCTGAAACACCATATTGAATATCTTGAGTTGATTGATAAGATACCTCTTTCATAGCATGAATTATATACCAAACAGCACCAACTCTATATCTATCTGGATAAGGAAGATTATAATCCCAATCATAAGATTCATTATCAAACCAATGCATAAAATTCCAACTAAGATTAGCAAAAGCAATATCATCTAAGTCAGCTTTTTTGCCATTAGAAAATTCTTTATTAAGATCGAGTTCATTCGCGACAATAATAAAAAATGCTCTAAGAAGTTCTCTAAGTTTACCAGTTGAATCTAAAGCATCATTAACTTTGATAAATCTAGAATCAAAATCAATTTCCATACGAGAAACATTATCTTCTCGAATAGTATAATCAAAATTACCAATTTTAAAAGTAACTTCTTTAACTTTAGAATCTAACTCAGTAGAAACAAAAGGATTAACGAAAACAGTTTTCATACTAGAATCAATAATGTTATAAATATAATGTTTAGACCTATAGAACAACTACCAATCTTAGACCAATTAGTAGAACGACGCATATACTTCTTAAGATCTTTAAGCATATCTTTATTACTCTTTTCAAGATCAGCAATAGATTGCTTATAAACGTTCGCTTGGTTCGTTAGAGTATAAAGAGTATGCTTTAAATTATTAATAAGAGTATCTTGTCGAACAACAATATTCTTTAAAGATTTACACATAGCTGCATCATATTCTCCTTGTTTAAGTAGAATTGCAATCTTACGGTTATCTTCAAGAGTATATGTAATAACAGTATCTTTACAAACTTTCAATTCTCTGCCGTATATATTTAGTGATACTATCATCAGAAATAATATAAACATCAGAGAAGTTTTTAATATCTTTTTCATACTTTATAATAGTTTTATTAGTATTAGCTTTAAGGCTATCTATAATACGTTCTTGCTTTATAGCATATTCCTCCAAAGCAGATATGACCCTATTAAAAGAATCCAGAGTATGATAAGGAATATTATTTGTATATATTCTTTCTTCTTCATTACATTGGATTACATTAGTAACTATTAGCAACAAAAAAAGGAGTGCTATTAACACTCCTCGAAAATTAACTTTCATAATCAATCGAAATCGGATATATTAACCAAAGTGTACGTGAATAAATTTCCATACATAGTAGCTGCTTTCTTAACAAGAGGAATAAACTTATCCTCATAATCACGAACTGATTCAAATACTTGACAACCTGCTGAATAAAGACCAATAGTATTAACTATTTTCCATTTAGAAGCACGATGTATATTAATACCACACATTTCAAGAATAGGTTCACCGGAAATCTCAATATCACCATCTTTTCTAGTAATACGAAAAATAGGCAAAGGCTTAATTTGAACTAAAGCATCATAATCACCTTTGTGTTTACCTAGTTTAAATGCACCTTGAAATTGACCTTCATCAAGAATAGCACAGCCTTTAGAATTAATAGGTTTAATTAAATTCATATCAGAAGGATCTGTGGTAATAGAATACCAATCATAAATCCATTTACCATTTAGATTAGGATGAACTTCATTAGCTTTATAAAAAACTAAAAGAAGATCATTAAAATGTTTGGTATCAGTAATATCACATCTAATACCCCAAATATTAAGATTATAGTTACCTTTATCAAAAATGGTATAACCATAAGTCTTAGCGATCTTACGAAGAACATCAATATTCGTTTTAGCTATGATGTCATCATAAGTAATCAAAGCATTTGTAAGTTCACTCATTGTTACTTGATATTATAATTAAACAAATTTGTATTAGCTTTACGTTCTTTATTTAATTGAGCAAGTCTATAATCACAAATGGCTTTAACTTCTGCTTTAAGATATTTAATATCAACAAAAGTAATAACTTCTTCATGAGGCATATCATCAGGAATCATAGGATTTTCTACAGTTCTGATATGACAAAGCATATTACCAAGACACTTAAATCCCCATTGTTCAATCAAATAATCATACATACTTAATTGAAGAGAATAATGAATACCAGTTGAATCTTGAAGGTGATTAATAGGAAACAACATAGTTTCATTAGTGATAATATACTTATCTAAGTCGATAGTACCATCTGCTTTCTTTGCCCAATAACCACCTTCAAATCGAATAGGTGCTTTATTAGTTTTCCAATCAAGAATAAAGAACTCATCACCTTTAACAAATAAAATATCAACAAGACCTGAAATTAAATACTCAGGATGATAAACACCAATCTCAGCATAAATCTCAAATCCTATAGACACCATCTCACTTATAAAAGAGTATATTTGAGGATACCTATCAGCAATACCTACAACTCTAAAATAATCAAGATCAAGTCTACCATAACTATGAGTTCTTATAATATCATCAATCGTATAAATACGACCATTAATAAAACCATTTGCATTCAAATAGTAGTTATTACATCTTTTAACGCATTGTTCTAGGAAATTATGCTTTTCAGTTCCCTTAGCACAAGCCTTTTCAGTTTCAATTTTCCATTCAGCAAGAATCTGTTTAACAGTCTTACCTCTATATCGAATATATTTAGCGTAATTACGATGAGTAGGAGGAACAGGTCTACTGCCAATATTAGCACAAGCTTCAGCAATAGCTTTCCAATCCTTTTGTTCTACAAACTTACCAATAATTGTAGTCGTAGATATATACTCTCTATCAAGAGCATCAGTATATTTATGCTTTTCCTCGTCGAAGAATATCGGCAAGTCTCTGGGTATAATCTGCGTCATAAGCTGCTTTATCAGTAAGTTTAAGAAATCTTTTAGCACGAAGACGTTCATAGAATTTTTTATGACGTTCTTTCATATATTCATGACCAAGTGAAGTCATCTTATTAAAATCAAAACCACACTCAGCATAAATTTGATAAGTTTCAGGATGAATCCAATGACGACCAAAAGAAGGCACATCTATATCTCTATCTACACGTTGCATTGCAGTAAGAACTGACATCCACTGACTATCAGCAATATCATTAAGAAAACGTTCAAAGTCTTCACGATTACGAACAAACGTAAGAAAATCTCTACACCAAATTTGTTCATCAGTATAACGTTCGATATAATTCTTACCACCTTTAACTTTATAATAGAATCTTGTAGGAGTCTTTCTTTTACTATCTACAATACCAACAATCTTTTCATATAACTTTGTAACTTGTAGAGGATATAAACGCGCACCTTTAGCCATAATAGAATAAACTTAATAAATCACACCACCAATTTGATTTAAATTGATAAGATTACATTCCCAAAACTCAACCTTACCATCTTCACCAATAATCATTTTAGAACGACTATCAAGAACTGGACGTCCATCAACAACTTTAATATTTCCTTCACCACCAAGAACATCAACAAGTTTATTTTCAAGATTAGTAATCTTAGAACTTAAAGCAACACCTTTAGCTCCATAAGACATATCAAGAATAACTTCATGTCCTAAAGAATCAATATCTGAATCTACCGGAAGAGCAATAACATAAATAGATTTAGGAACCTCTCTATCTACTTTCATAACGTCAGTAACTTCAAGAGGTGACATTTTATATTTCATAGCAACAATAGCCCTACCACTAGATACTTGAATATTACAAAGAGAATGTTTAACATCACAAATATCATTAATGTTATAAGCTCCTGCTTGAATCTTAGCAATTTTAAGTTGAATTGAATCCATAGTTTAAATATTTACTTTATTAGATAATTCGGTTTAAGATTTATAACTTGAATATATTCATAAGCATATCCATTCATATATATTGTAGTAGTATAAACAACTTGGGAATTACTAGGAGTAACTGTAATCATAACTTTAAATTTAAAAGAACCTCGTTAATCAGAAGTGATTTTGGTTGCACGAAGTGTTACGAGAATGATCTTAACAGAGAGGACTTCTTCATAACGAGGTTCATACATGGCAAAAATTTATCCAAACTATTCACCAATAAATGCTTTAGTAAAAGCGGGATTACCCGTAATAGCAGCGATGTCTTCAGTTACAGCTTTACTTAGTAACCCCACTTGAATATGAACAAAACTCGGATGAGCAAATGTATGAAATAATTTGATAATACAAGCGGTTGTTTGAATATATTTTTCTGAAACTAATATTTTTCTGTTTTAGCAATAGTATTCATTAGAAATACCATTTGAAATACCGTCTTCACCTTGCCGCCATCCTATGCACTCGTCACGAGATTCTGCAAAAACAATGCCCACAATCAGCAAGAGCATCTTCAACACCTCTATGTTTATACGTGCGTACACGTACGTGCGCTATGCGAAGCTTTGCGATATATACAAGGATTAATAAAGAAATAAATAAGAATAATAAAAGGAACATCTTTACCTACTCAATTTCTCGGAGCGTAATATGTATTTAAATATATTCAAATAAACCTCATAATAACCTCTCTTACACTCCTACTCACTTCCCTCTAATATACCCCCTATAGTCCCCCTTTCTTTCTCCCTCCGCTCTCCCTCTCTTTCTCCCCTTCTTCTCTCCTTTTCAAGTAACATAAGAGTTACTTAAAGTAACATTATATATATTTGTATCTTTATTATCTCTTTCTTTAGTAAGTACATTACACTTAGAGTTCTTCTAAGTATATATAGTAATAATAAGAATAACATTAAGTAAACTTAGAGTATATATAATAGCTCCGGCTCGACCGTCTGCAAGATTCATCGAAATATCAATAATATTTTTAGTAATATTAATAATATAATTATTAACATCTGTAATAATACCATTAATAAGCGGAGCTTTGTAGATTCCCATATGAGGAACTATGTGGAGCTTTGCAGACCCCGGTAGGGAAGAAGGACTGGTAGCGCGCGGAGCATCTGTGGCAGCAATAACTTTAATTATATCATTAGAAGTATTAGTAAGATATTTTGAAGTATCATTAGTAGTATCTATAATATTCGCAGAGGATTGCATAATATCTTTATCATTAGAATTAGCACTAGCATCAACAAAATTCCTCTCGTGACCACAGCTATCTCTCTACTGGGGATTACAAGGCTCTACAGAGTTATTATAAGTTCCATAAGTAATATGTGTATTTTTGCAGCAGATATTATTTTAGTAATAATAGAAGATTTGATTTGAGTTTACTTTAAGTTTACTTATAATATAAGCAATAATATATGCAATAGTATATTCAGTATAACTTAGAGTAATATCAGTATTAGCAATATCGTCTTTATAGTTCACTTTAGATTTTTGGCAGTTTATAAAGCGAAATGTCTTATTGATACAGCTAGTGATACAGATGGTTATTCTAATTATCTTAGAGTTAATTCTAATTATACTCTATATACTTAAAGTATTTCTATTATTACAATGATAGCAAAATTTATTAAAGTTACAAAGAGTAATTCTTAGGATTTTGCTTATAGACTTACTAGAGTATTTACTAGAGTATTTACTAGAGTATTTACTAGAGTATTTATTAGAAGCTTTATTTAATTCTTTTTTAAGGCTTTTATAAACCGGCATTATCAAATTGCTATTATTATAATTGCTACAATCGTTAATAATAAAATTTCTATTTCAATTATTATTGAATTTTTGTTAAGGCTTTTATTGGATTTATTTATATGGGTTATAAGGATATTATACTTTGATTCTTACTGAGGTTATTAATGGGTTCGATGATGCTATGATTTTGGTATGGGTGGGTGTCTAGTGGGGCCTCCTTATACGACAGCACACCCTTCTAATGCTTGGGGGAATAGCCCCGTCGATGATTCATGAGGAATGATTTTCCGAATTGGAACTGCAATTTTCCATAGAGATGTTGCAGTTACAATTTCTATTGCTCAGCGACAATCACCGTTAAAAGGCATAGAATTAATTCAATTAATAATAATTAGAACCTCGCAATGTAAAGGTAATTGCTATTTGTGTTATGAATACTTTAATTAATGCACCGGAAACTAAGAAGTTGAATGCAGTTGTATTGAATAGTATTAGTGTTATTAAAGCTACTGATGATTCTTCAGAACGTTATCTAGTAGATTGTAATGATCTTCAAGGTAATATTGTTGAAAGATTATTCATTGGTAAGAAGCTATTTGATAGAATTGATTCACTTGTTGGTAAAGTAGTTGATATTGTCTATAAAGATTGTATTGCTGGTGTTACTCAGTGGATTGATGAAGATGATATTAATGAAGAAGTTCAGTTTCATACTGTAGATCATAAGCAAGTTGTTGATATTGTTAAAACTAATGATATTAATCTATTAATTGCTTGTAGTAAAGCTGGTATGAAAGATATGTATAATGATTTAAAACTATTGAATCAATGAGAATTACTAGAGTTATTGTGAAGTGCATCATCATATTGGTGGTGCTCTTCTTATTATCATTAGGTGAATCTATTACTGAATTGATTGCATCTAATATCAATGGAGATTTATTTATTGGTTGCATTTGTGGAGCTATTATTGCAATTATTATTATGTCTATTGTTAAACCTAATAAACTTTGAATTGATAAGAGTAGTCTTAGTGCTACTCTTATTTTTTTAATACTCTACAAACTCCGTCTAATCAACACGACTAACACCCTTATTGTACTTGGCGGGCATGGTGCTTGTCTTAATAATTCTAAAACTTAACATTATGGCAAACGAATTAAAAACTCCGATTAGGCATTCAGTTATTGGTGAAATCATTTCTGTTAAAGATATTAACAAAGATGACTATAAAGAAGGTAAATTCAAACATGATTGTAAGATTGTTCGTGTTGATCCTTTGAATGGTAGTCCTCTTGTTGATGTTTATATCACAAATGATCAGTATAATCAATACGGTTTAGCTCCTATTGTATTTGAAGGCAATGTGGTTAATTTCACTATTGACGAAAATATTGCGGGTGAAACCGGTTATATTGACCCAGATACTGAAGAGTGGACATATCATGAAAAAAGCTTCAACAGTTTCGCTGGAGCTGATAACGTTGGTTCTTTAGGTCTTATTGGTGTATTTGGTAAACTTGGTGTTGGTGCTGATATGGTATCTACGTTTATCAAGAGTATCGAAACTGCACGTTCTCAACGTAAAGCTGCTGTTAAACCTAAAGTTACTACCGAAGATGTGGCAACTGAGCAAACAGAAGATGCTGCTTAATTGATTCATAATAGTGCTGAGTATTCTCACTTGGCACTATTTACCCTTTTTATTGTTTAATAAACCGACTAATGAACATGAATGTACTTAATGTAATTTATAAAGATACAACTGTTAATATTAATTATTTTAGTATTAACATTGATGCAGATTATATTCAAATTTATTTTATTAATACTCAAGATAATGATTGCAAATTCTTTTGTCAATGGCTTGATGCTAATAAAATTGATTATGAAAAGAAAGAAAGAGATTCTCATACAATTATTAAAGTTGATGCAAGTGTATTCAATTTAAATATTGCTGTTAAATCTCCTATTAAATCTTCAGAAGTATATAATAACTTCTATGATGCCATTTGTAAACATGAGCGGAATATCGCTAATGCTGAAGCTATTATTGCTAAATATGAAGAATATGCCGCTGATAAAGCTAATGAAATTAGTAATATTAGTTCACGGGATTATATTAATGAATATCGTAAATCTTTCGATAATACTCTACTAGAAATACTTGAATATACACGTTGTAAATATCTAGAAATCGTTGCTTTAACTAAAGAACATCTTGATGTTTCACGTGGAACATTACCTGTTGTTGATGAACTTAAAATAGCTTATCACGTGTCAGAATTGTTCAGTAAAGATGACTATAGAAAGCTGTTGTATATTCAAGAGTATTTGAATAATAAATCGAAGTTGTCTAAGCAAGAAAAGCAATATTTGGAGATATTGTGGAACTTAGATGACTATGAATATCCAGAAGTAGTTAAAGAAGTAGAAGCAATAGGACGAAAGAAATTCAATGAGTATTACGATAAAGCATTGAAGTTTGTAGAAAATGTTGAGGATTTGAAAGAGAATATAGAAGAGAAATTGGATAAGATTTATCAATAGTGTTGAATAAAATTTACAATAGTGTTGAAAGGAATACAACATTAGTATGGTAGATGGGGTGATTAGTGTTGAAAGGAATACTACATTAGTGTTGAAAATAGTTGACAGAATTGTAGCAGCATCATCACTAGCATTAGCAGAAACGTCTTCAAAATGACCTTCAGAAAGCGCAATGCGACAACAAAATTCTTCAAATTAAAATCAAAATGCCTAAAGTCGAGAACCTACAGCAATAAAAAGTCTTAAAAAAGAAATAGAAAGCCTCTAAATTTGCGTAAGTAAAAGCCTTAGAATTAACTCTAGTATACTTAGAATTAATTCAAAATTTAATGAATTTATTATCGCCATTCGTATAAAATTTAGAATATATCGTAGAAAGTATGCAATAAAAACTATAGTAAAAGCTTTTGAATTATTGTAAATATTCTGCATAATTTCAACATAATCAAATCAAGCAATTGCAAACTAAGAACACTTATTAGCAAAATGATTTAAAATATTATCTAAATTTACAATAATAGAATCATTGAATTAGCATTAGAATTAACTCTAGTATATCTAGAATCAATGCAAAATATCATATATCTATTAACATCATATCTATGTAAATTAGAGTATGGAGTATAGAATATGCAGTAATAAGAATACTTAGAGTATTTGTAATTTCATTTGAAATTCCGCAAAATATCCTAAACATATTCTCATAACTTTAAGCATTATTACCATTAACCTCAAAACAAACATCAAATGAGAAATTAATATAATTAGAAACAAAAAATATACCTCTAATACTATTCGAGTTCAAACTCATAATTATTTAGGTCTTCATAACACACTATATACGAATAAGAATAGATATTAGAGGTATTGATCGCATACGTATTATCTTTACGTATTTGGATTCATATAATATTTCAAAATTTAAGTGACATGAATTAGCATTAGTTATCATAGAATTTCTAATGCTACTATTTTTAATTGTAAATTTAGCATCTATGATAGTATATATTAAAGACAGAATATCAGAAGAAGTTATATTTAAAACTAACGAAGTATCTGTAGTATATGGAAACGAATTAATATTCAAAAGACAGAAAGCATCTAAGATATTAGCAGATGCTTTAAGTAATTCGATATTATTCTTAGTACATAGAGAAGCATCACATTTCATATCATATACAGCAGAAATAGATCATTCTATTGTAACATTAACTAAAAACTTAATTGCAGTAGTATTTGATTTAGATAATGCTGAGTATAATAAGAAATACTTAGAATATATGTATATCTGTAATAAATTCATCAATGAGATCAAGAACACTTCGAATAGTAGTCTATGATAGAGAAAGAGAATGGTTAGTTCCAAAAACTACATTCATATCATGGGTAAATGGACAATTAGTGATTCAATCAGCAACATCAAAAACAAGAGCTGAAATACAAGAATTTTTACGTGAAAATAATATACGTGTAATAGAACTTGTAGATTCAAAAGAATTAATAATTGAACCATTAGAACTTGAAGAACTATCCATATCTGAAGCAAATATATCAACATCAGATTTATTAAATAGTATTCATGATGAAGAGTTTTAACTTAAAGATTATCATTTATGACTTTAAGAATAACTGTAGAATGTGCAACGTATAACGTAACAATAAATATCATATGTTCACAAGATGTAGAAGTATCACAATCAGACACAGATATTACAATTCTAGTAAGATCAGTGAAAGTAAGGGAGAAGATAATATCTTTTTTCAAGTTTACACGTATAGCAGTAAAAGAGAGTCCTGTATTGCATAAACTTGTAATATCAAAAGAACCAAAGAAAGTATTTGTAAAATTAATATGAGTTTAGATAAGCTTTGCAGTCCCCGGTAGGAGGATAGGACTGGTCAAGAGCGGAATCTAGCTTATGCATTAGTTTCACCATTAGAAATAGCATTATTACATCCATGAAAAAGACATTCGTAACCCAAAAAGAAATTAAACGTCATATTAGACGTAGAGCTACATTAGAAAAGATATTTTATATTATATCTTTTTTTGTAGTACCATTTGTATTTTATATTGCTGCAAGACATAAGTATCTATTCAATGATGTAGATGATGAAGAATTGCAGTTATATTTAGATGCAGAACGAAGATATGCTATTGTAACTATAATCTGGTTACTATCAATAATAGCAATACTCTTATTAATTGTAGTTGTAAAGATTTGACCGCCATATATTAAGAATTGAGCCTTTGTCTATCGGGGATGAACTCTAACTCATCTCCGATAATTCAAGGTCTATATGAGCCAATGCAAACGTTTTAAATGGCATTTGCTAGGCTTATTCTAGTATAGATGGAATCAAGTAAATAAAAAGTAAACGCAAAATTCAATGTTAGTAGTAGTAAGTGCAATAGAAAAAGATAGCATAGATTCAGCAAGATGTGTATGTTTATCTGATGTATCCTTTATAAAAGAAGATAAAGGTATAATAATAATAATTTTTAATAGTTCAACAGCAATACAAAAAGCAATTGAAACTATATATAAAGCTGATATTACGCCTATAACTGTAACATATTATAATGTACAATTTAAGAAAGAAAATGTAGTAGCAATATTAGTTTAAGTTATGACTAAAAATTCATTATGTTGTAAAGTATATCTCTCACGTATAGAAGAAACAAATGAAATATTTCAAATAGAAATAAGATGTAGTAATGAATTACATTATATATTCATGGCTTCATTATTAAATGTATTGAAGATACCACATACAACACATTTTCCTACATTCTCTTATTTCTTAAATCCATCAGTACCAATATTAAAACAATTAGATGTATGGAATATTCAAAAGAATTCTTAAAAGAGTTTAAAGTTGATACAGGACAAACGTATATTGTTGTACCTGTAGATGGAAAACTACATGAAGTGCCATTAAGCAGAAAAAATACAAACAAAAAATATTTTGCAATGGTTCGAGCAGAAGAATCACTTATAAGAGAATTTCAATGTTCTGCAATAGAATGTGATTTTAAACATTTAGATAAGTGTATAGGTTGTCGTTGTTTGCCGGGAGGACGCAAAGACAATAAAGCAGTAGTATTTAAAATAGAATATATATATCAAAAATCATGATTCATTTTATTTTAATTTTATTCGGATTAGGAACATTAGTTGCAGTAGGAGCAACAATATGGCGTGTATTAGTAACATTCATAGATAATCTACATAATACCGATAATTTAGTATTTATAATGATAAGTTTTACAATAGCTGTATTACTTATGTTATTTATGGCAGTATTCGCATTTATATTTGAGTCTTTATGTGTAGCATTTGGAGCAATACAAGACGTAGCCGCAATGTTATTTGCATAAACATAACTGACTGAATGTTAGGTTAAATCAAATTTAATGCTTATCTTTGTACCCTCAATATTATTAGTATTACTAACGTAGTTATTAATCATTTTGAAAATCATTCTTATATTATGGTGAAAAAAGAAAATCTAAAAGAATTTGTTATTCAACAAAGTGATATTGATAAAGCTCTCAAATATCACTTGGCTAAAGCTGTTAGTCATAATAATCCTACAAGTAAGGATCATTCTGACTTAGCTAATTATCTTAATCGTGAGGAATTTTACAGTTATGTTATTGAAACTGTAAAACGTAGAGTACGTCCTTATGATGGATTTATAAAGATACTTAAACCTGTTATATACAGCCTGTTTTGTGATAAACCTTCTATCTCAATTAAAATGGTAGATATTGAAGGTGGTATCACTTATAGAACTGCAAACTGTAATGGTCTTAAATAAATGCGTGGTGAATGTAATAATTGCGAAACTAGACAACGCTTGGGTAGAGATCCTCGTTGTCTAGTTTGTATTTACTTCAATGCTGCAATATTTAATACAGGTATTCCAAATACTACAGTTGAGCATCAAGAAACTAAAGTAGAAAAAGCTATTAATGACGCTAAAGAACTCAGACGTAAACTTAAAATTAATAATGAATCTACTGAAGTTAAAGATGTTAAGAAGGTAATTGATTCTATTAATTATAGTAAGTCTTTTATTCAAATCTGTAAAGATAAATCTAAACATTGGAAAGAACTTGGATTAGATATTGAAGAAGTGTTTGCAATTAAAGAGGATACTATAAATGATATTGATAATGCTGAAGAAGTTAAAGATTGGTATTATTTTATATTCCCTAGTGTAAATAAATTTAGAAGTAAATATGTTCGCATTTATGGAACTAAAATATCAACGAGAAGTACTATTGAGAGAAAGTGTCCTGATTTAGATTATATACAATATGATTCTAAAGAATGGATAACTCCTGCAAAATATACTAATCGTAAACCTTGTGATTGTTATACAGAATGGATGCTATAGATGCTCTTAAACATATTCAACAGATGGTTCTTGCCGATAGAACTAAACAAGGTTGTAAAACTACTATTTGTCCTAAATGTTTTAAACATACATATACTGTATCTCCTGATGATAGAGTTAAAGTTTGTGTCGATTGCGGTTATTATGAATTAACTAAAAATGGCAAAACTCAAATTTATGAAGGTGAAGGTGTATTTGCTTTAAATCATAAAGATAATGGTGGTATATTTCCTATTGAAAAAGGGAATTTTGAAGCTTGTCTTAAAGATATACTTATGGTTATCTCTGAAAAACTTCATACAAATCTTGATAATGTTGATGATTGTGTTCTGCATTCTGTTAAAAATGGAAAGGTTGTTACTATTGATTTTAAAGGTATGTTATAAACTCTACAAAGCTCCGCACGTGACCAGTCCTATTCCCCTACTGGGGTTTGCTGAGTTCCACAATGTGTAGCTTGTAATACTAAAACTAATACTATGATAGATATTGATTTTAATATTGGTGATAGAGTTATTACTTCTAGAGGAATCTATGGTACTGTAATTTCTATTGATAGAAATGCAAATACATCTCAAGTAAATATTGGTAATAAAACTGTCACACTGTATAATAATCAATTATGGTCTATTAAAAATAGAATTTCTGTTGTTTGTTATTATACAGATGGTTATGAAAATTATAATAAGCTAATTACTTTACCTAAACAATTTAAATTATATGACTTTACTAAGCCATTAGATAATGAATTGTTAGATTATTGTAAAAAGGCTATTACTAAAAGTGTTAAAGGTATTTTTACTATTACTAAAATTGAAATTTAAATATATGAAAGCAAATCTTACTTATTCTATTATTTCTGCTGAATTAAAGCAAGGAATGTATTTATTAGTCAATGATCATCTTGGTTACATTAGTAGAATGAATGCTGAAAAAGCTATTATTTCATTCTATTATGAAGATGGTAAAGTTATTAAACTTGGTAAACAAGAAATGACTCGTGAAGATGCTATATCTACTTATAGTGCATCTGTAATTAAATTGATTGCTATTGTTGATGGTAATCCTGTTTCTATAAATCATCAAAATTATAAGAAAATATTCTCACCTATGCTTACATTTGAGAAAGGTGCAGATGAATCTTATATTTCTCAATTCATTAAAACTAAAGAATGGGCTAATCCTATTTATGGTGATATTTCTCCTGTTTATTCTATGCTAAAGATTGGAGATGTTGTAAATATTATAAGTTTACCTATCGTTGATGCTTATAGTCTTTATGATCCTATGAACCGTCTTGTTAGAGTTAAATCTAAAAAAGGTAATTCTAAATATATCGTTGTTCGTATGAATAATGAATGTGAAGATGATTTTGAAATTACAGTAGATCGTACTGATGTTGTTTTAGGTAATAAAGATAAATATGATTTATTCAATATGAATTTTGATGCATTAAAGAATCTAGTTGCAAGTGGCGAAGCTAAAACTGTTGAAGCTAAAGGTAGAACTCAAAAAGAATCTAATCCTAATGGTAATGCTTTTTATCGTATTCATAAAAGTAAATGGCATGCTACTTATGATAGACTTCCGGGAAATGATTATTATCAATGGCTTGCTGTTCGTGATGCTAATGATTCAGAAAATGAAGCAAGACTTGTTGTTCCTATTTCGGTTCCTATCACAAATATTCCTAAACATCAATTTAGTGGATATGATAATGAATATTGGATTCCGGGTACTATTCGTGAAATGGATAAAGCTAAAGCTGATGGTAAGAATTTTGTTCCATTTAGAGAAGGTCTTCCTATTTTTGGTAAACTTACTGAAACTGTTATTGATGGTAAAACGTTTACTTATTTCCTTCTTGATAATGTTAAACAAGAATCTATTAATCATTACATCTACAAGCATCGGGACATTACCGAAGAACGCCGGAGTGAATTAACCATTAACAAGCTCCCTACGCTTTAATAGAACGTCATAGAAGCATTTTTGTATTAGAGTGGACTAACAGGTTCACTTTAATACAAAGTGTCTATATGAGCTTAAAATGAACTAAAATGAGGATAGTTAAAATCGAGAAACGTGTATATGAATATTCTGAACTTCAAGCTCATACTAAAGATGTAGTTAGAAATTATGTTCTTAGTGTTCTTCATGATTCAGATACTTTTTCTAAAACTATTAAAGAATCTATTGAATCTTTAGGTTTTAAAGATGTTGAACTTCATTATAGTCTTGGAAATTGTCAAGGTGATGGTTTATGTTTTACAGGTTCTATTAATTGGATTGATCTTAATAGAATTGCTGAAATTCGCAATAAAATTGATCAACTAAATGCTTCATTTGTTATTTCTTGTAATGATTGTCTAGATAATATTAAATTTACTAGATTAAGTCATATGTATTGCCATAGTCGTACTGTTTCAGTTGATATAGATAATACAAATTGGATGGATATTCAAGAGTATATTGTTCTTAAAGATATTATTCTTAATTGGTATAATTCTCTTTGTAATCGTTATGAAAAAGAAGGTTATAAATGGTTTGAAGAGATTAATGAACAAGACGTTATTGATTATTGTGATTCTAATGACTTAGAATTCTTTGATGATGGAACAATCTTTGTTGAATCTGCTTAAACCTTATGAAGATATTAGTGTTGTTTTTCAAAAGTATTTACTCCAAGTTACTAACGGTCATGGTAATTTTGTTGAGTTTGCTACTACTCTGTCTTGGAGAATGCAGTTGGGAATGGTATTGGAGTTTCTTGATGTTGTTTATAATATCACAGTGTCTATATTTCCCAACGGAGGTGCAGTTATTAAAGTTATCAACGATAGACAATATATTGCTGATTATTTTATTACTTCCGACCCTTTGCATCCGCTTGTTCGTTATTATAATACCATTGATGTTGCTTTTAAATATATTTTAAAACCATTTTGATTATGAAGAAAGTAGAAATTAAACTCATTGGTTCTGAAATTAGTGGTGATATTTATATTACTAAAAAAGGTACTTATCTTTGTGATGTAAGTTTTGATCCTTATAATCCTTATCTTTATACTATGACGAGTAATGATTTTGATGGAGAACCAAATATTCCTGTTAAAGATGATATTGAATTTGTAATTGTTAATGAGTTTAGTTATGAATGAGTTTAATAAAGCTGCTTTACTCAATAGTGCTAAACGAATTAATGTTTCATATTTCAAAGAACAACAAGAAGATGCTATTAATGCTATTTGGCAATGGTGGCAATCTTCAAGTATAACTTTTACTCTTAGTGGTTATGCTGGTACAGGTAAAGCTCTTCTTGATGATACTAAGGTATTAACCATTAATGGTTGGCACAGCATAGGAGATATAAAAGTAGGTGATAAAGTAGCAGTTCCTACAGGTGGATTTTACCCTGTATCTGCTGTTTATCATCATTCGGATAGACCTCTTTATAAAATTACTTTTAAAGATGGTAGATCTATTATTTGTGATGAGAATCACTTATGGCAAGTTCGTAGTAAAAGACTTATTCAAAAGTATCATGAGTCTAATGGAGATTATACTAGATATAGTTATACTAAAACAACTAAAGAACTTTATGATGAATTAAAAGATTGTATTGTAGGTAAAGTTGGTTATAAGTATGCTATACCCTTGTGTGTATCTCCGGGTTTTACTAAAAGTTTTGTTATACACCCTTATGTATTAGGTGTGTTATTAGGTGACGGTGTTTTAACTAATAATTTAGCTAAACATATTAATACTCGTTTATATATAAGTTCTAATGAAAAAGATATTATAGAAAAAATTGCTAATATATTACAATGTTCTTATGATTGGCATAATAATTCTAATTTTACCAATTCTATTTATGGTGATAATATTCCTAAAATTGATGAAGCTTTAAGAAATTATAATCTTAGATGTACTGCTATTAATAAATATATCCCGAAAGAATATTTATTTGCTGATATTGATCAAAGATTAGATTTACTTAAAGGTCTTATTGATACTGATGGTCATATTAAAGCTAAAGGTCAAGTTAGTTATTCTACTATATCTAAACAATTAAAAGATGATATTATTACACTTTGTAATAGTTTAGGTATTTGTGCTACAGTTTATGAAGATACTAGAAAAGATAATATATGTTATGATATACGAATTATCACAAATGATATTATATTTTCTAGCAAAAAACATTTTAAAATTTATAATGAGGTTATATCTAAAACAAAACATTGGAATGATCATTTGTTTATTACTTCTATTGAAGCTTTAAACAAAACAGGTAACACAACTTGTATAAGTGTTGATCATAAAGATCATTTATACATTGCTGAAAATTATATAGTGACTCATAATACTTTTATCATGCGTCATCTTGTACGTTATCTTATTACAGAAAAAGTTTGTGTTACTGCACCTACTCATAAAGCTCTTCGAGTATTAGAAAATAGTTCTGGTCGTAAAGGTATGACTATTCAATCTCTTTGTGGTCTTAGACCTGATGTAGATATTGAAGATTATGATATTGAAAATCCATCTTTTAAAGTTATAGGTGAACAAAAGATGCGTAATTATAAACTTATTATTATAGATGAATGTTCTATGATTAATCCAGGTTTATTTACGTTACTTGTGAAGACTGCTATGCAATGTAAATGTAAGTTGCTTATGATGGGAGATGAATTGCAAATACCATATGTAGTAAAAAAGATGCATCAAGATGATGATTATAATCCTAATCGTATTAGTCCTACTTTTACTCATACAGATCATCAATTTCGTTTAACACAAATTGTTCGTCAAGAAGCTGGCAATCCTCTTCTTGAATTATTTGGTATTATTCGTTCTGATTTAATGAATAATACTCAAAATTTTTATCAATACATTATTGATAATCGTGAAAAAGTTAATGCTAACGGTGAAGGTTTTACTATTTTAAATAAATTTGATTTTCGTAATAAAGTTATTGAAATGTTTAGTTCTGATAATTTTAGTCAAAATCTTAATTATGTTAGACTTATTGCTTTCACTAATAAATGTATTGATTTTTGGAATACATTTATACGAGATGGTGTTTTAAATAATCCTCAAGGTATGATAACTAAAGATGATATGTTTACTGCATATCGTACTGTATTTGATGAATATAAATCCCCTATTATTATTAATAGTGAAGATTATATTGTTCATGATGTACGTTATTATGTTGCAGATAATGGTCTTGCTTGTTATTGTATTACACTAAGATCTGCTTTTGATGGTAAAGTTACCCCTATGTTTAAAATCATTGATTTTTGGGATTCTACTAATATGGATAACTTTGGTGCTATGATTAATGCAATTCATTATAAAGCTCTTACAGGTACTGATAGAAGCCGTTGGTATAAATACTTTAGATTTAAAGACATTCATCTTACTATGACTGATTTTAGGCTTAATGCTGCTAATAAGAATCGTCTTGTTGCAAAAGATATTGACTATGGATACGGTATTACAACCCACAAATCACAAGGCTCAACATTTGAGAATGTATGCATTGATTTGGATGATATTATTTATTTTCAAACTAAATGGGGTAAACGTATTAGACGTAATCCTGCTGAGGCTCTTAGACTTCTTTATGTAGCTATGAGTAGAGCTACTAAACATGCTTATTTAAAATTATAAATTATGAAAAAAGATATTACTCTTAGCAAAAACTACGGTCTTAATCCTAGTATTATTATATGTCCTATTTGTGGTAAAGACATAGGTATTGCTTTATTTGGTCATATTAAAGGGGATAAAGAAGCTCCTAAATATGTACAAGGAGATCTTTGCGATGAATGTAAAGCTAAAGTTAATGATAATCAATGTTTCGTTGTATCTGTTGATGAAAATGGAATGTTTAAAAATTGTATTATTGTTAACAAAGATATATTTACAATAAACATTAAAGAACCTATGATTTTTATGAAAGAAGCTGAATTTAATGTCGTATTTAATAAAAATTAAATTATGGAACATGTTTATGTGTTTGATTATTGTACATCTTCAATATATCATTTTACTGTTAAGAATGATGAAGATATTGAAGAAGTTATGAGAGATAAAGGTCTTAGACTTGATGATTGCTATTATATGGCTTCTGAAAGTCCTATTGATATTGAAGAACTTTAAATTGATATTATGCTTACAAGTGAAGAACAAGTTCAGAATATAGATAAGATTTATGTTCTTAAAGAATGCTGGGCTGGATTTTGTTGTATGGGTAGTAATCAACGTATTATTAATAATCGTTGGATGGTTCCTATTACTTGGGTAGCTAAACAATGTTCTATGAGTCCTGTTCAAGTTCTTGAAGAACATTTATTTGCTAGTGGTTTGAATGTAGATAGTGTTGGTAAAATGGATTTCCTAAGAGAATATGCTAATAAAAAAGGATATGATCTTACAGCAGTAGTTTGTTCAACACTTAGATATGAAGATGGAAGTATAGTTTATGCCGATACAACCGAAGCTAATAGAAAGTAATACGACTGAATACAAATATGTTCATTCAAAAGAAAATGAATTTCTTTGTAGACGTGTTACTTATCAAGAATATAAAATGGATTATGGTATTACTTCTGATGAATATGATGATCTTGATATTGGTTATGAAATTACATATACATTTGGAGTTTTATTTATTCCTGAAATTATGGCTCTTGATATGTTTGATATTCAAGATTAATGCAAAGTGTTGCACGCTTCCACACCTTGTTCCCTACTGGGGTTTTCTAAGTTCCACTAAATATTATTAATATGGCTCTTACACAAAAAGAATATGATATATTAGAAGAAGCTGAATATATGATTGATGATGTTCTTGTTACAGCTACACCTATTGTTTTCGCTAATTTTTGTGATACATATAGTTTTATGTCTAATCAATATTCTAATGACTTTGAAGGATATGATGTTGCATTTAATGATGTGTGTCATATGTTTATACCTAGGCGTTTATTTGAAGCTATTTCTATTAAAAGTGAATATTAGATGACAAATAGATTTTCTAATATGTTTGATAATGCTTCTGATAATCAATATGAAGATGAATATTGTGATAAATGTGAGTTATGTATAAGGAACTCTCTAATCCCCAGTAGGGGACAAGGACTGGAAGGGAGCGGAACTATTATGCACTTAGTTACTGCTCCTAGTCCTGCTGATAGAAAGACTAAATATGTTCTTAGTGGTCGTACAGGTGCATTTATTAGACGTATTCTTGAAGATAAGAAATTACTTGCATTATCTTATATTACTTCTGTTGTTAAATGTGGAACATATCAAACTGTAGACAGTAAAGCTATTACTGAATGTTTTCCTAGACTTCAAAAAGAAATTGCTAGAGTTGAACCTAGTATGTTTATTACTTATGGTAAAGATCCTTATTTTATTATTAGTGGTGGTAAAAAACTTCCTAAAAATGGTGAAGGAATTGATATGCTTCCTAATGGTAAAATTCATATTTATACTATAAGTCTTGAACAAATGCGTAAAATTAATGATTATAGTTATCTTGATCGTGCTTATGATACAGCTATTATAGCTTATCGTAAATTTGTTAATCAATGGGTTATTCTTAAATGAATGCTAAATCTCCTACAACTAGCTGGATTTATGATATTGAGATTTATCCTAATATGTTTGAAGTTAGCTTCATTCCTTATGGTATTCCTCAAGATGTCATTAATTTATATATTGCTGCGGATATTGCGAAGAATGTACAAGATAAAAAAGCAATTCTTGATGCTATCGGTGCTAAGACGTTTATAATCTTTCGTGCTTGGCATGAAGATAAATATGAACGTCAGAATTTTACACCTGCATCTTGGGATGATTCTAATAATATTAGTAGTGGTATTGAGGGTCTATATATGTTTTTTAAAACTCATAAAATTATCATAGGATATAATAGCTTTAACTATGATATGACTATGCTTGATATATTTATTCATTATGCTCCTACATTTGATTGGAAGACTGGTCTTCGAGAAGATGTTCATGGTATAAAAGAGCATATAACTGAATTTATGTTTGAGCATTCTCAAAAAGCTGTTGATAGAGATATGGGTGGTAAAACTTATAGACGTCTTCTTGATTTTTATAAGGGTCGTAGATATTTTCGTCCTTTTACTGATTTTGATATTCAAAAGATTCTTTATCTTGATGCTACCTTTGTTGCACTTAAAGCTGTAATGATTGTACTTAAATGGTATCGTATTCAAGATTTACCTATTCATTGGAGTTATCGTATTAAAAGAGAAGAAATAGAACTTGTCACTGATTATAATATTAATGATGTTCTAGGTACTGATGCTCTTGTTAAAAATCAACAGAAAGAACTTGATCTTCGTGCTAAGCTAAGTGAAATGTATGGTATTGATTTACGTAATATGTCACGTAGTTCTATTGGTAAGAATCTTATGACTAAGTTCTATTCTGAATGGTCTGGTATGCCTTCTTATGAGTTTGTTGATCTTAGAACCGAAAGAAGTGCTGTACCTATTAAGAAGATTGTAAAAGATAGTATTACTTTTAAGACTCCTTTTTATAGAGCTATTCTTGATAATATTCAGAGATATAGTATTTTCATTGGTATTGGTGCTGCAAAACAAAGTGAGCTTAGAAAAGAAAATATCGGTGATATTACTATTACTACTTGGAAAAAGAGCTTTCAATCTTTAGAATTTCTTTCTCATGATAAAGGTTATACTATGGCAAAAGGAGGTCTTCATAGTAAAGATGATCCTAAAGTCATTTGGGCTGAACCTAATGAGATTCTTGCAGATCCGGACGTAAGTGAGTTGGCGTCCTAACTCCTCTAATTGCGGGAATACTGTTAAAACTAATATTACTAAATATCGCAGTGATGTAGATATGGCTATCGTGAAAATGAATAGGTATAGTAAAAAGATATTAGTGTTGGGGAATCCGCAACGAAGCATCTTATTAAAGATGTGTGTTCATCGACTATCACGAAAGTGAGTACTCCTACTTATAGTAGTGGGGAAACGGGGAGAATCAATTTCTAGGATACATTCTATAGGATATAATTTGTAATTTCAGTATTTAGATTGTATCTTTATATTGTTAATATTAAAATTTATATTGCTATGGAAAATTTTAAAAGAAGTACAGATTTTATTAATTATGGGACTTTTAGTAAACTTAAAGGTCAAGGTGTATATCAAATAAGATGTATTAAAGAAAATAAATGTTATATTGGTTCTTCTAAAGATTGTCAAGAAAGAGTTCAAAAACATTTTTCTGAATTACGTTTTAATAGACATACAAATAAACGTTTACAAGAAGCATTTAATAAATATGGTATAGAAGGATTTATTTATTCGATTGTTTTATATGTAGCTAAAGAAGAAGATTTATTAGATAAAGAAACTGAATATCAAATTAAAATTGGTATTGATAATCTTTATAATGATAAAATTACAGGATATTATATATCTGATGAATTAAAAGCTTGTTATGCTAATATAGATCAATCTTATAAACATACTCTTGAATATCGTATGAAACTTGCATCTAGTCGACAAAATAATAAAATTGCTAGATGCGATTATGCTACTGGAAAAATTCTTTATGTTTATGAAAATTTTGTTCATCTTAAAGAAGCTAATCCTAATGTTAAACGTAGTACTTTACTTTCTGCTTGTAATGGTAATAAAAAATCAGCTTATGGTTATAAGTGGAAATATGTTCCTATGGATATTCCTACAGGAGAATATCATGAAATTGATTAAGATATAGTCAGTTGAGGTAATGGTACTAAACCTCGAGCAACTCTATGTACCCGAGTTTTATTGTTGAATATAAAGTTTGCCCTCATCATCTTAATTCTAAAGTATTTTTGGGTATTGTTGAATGGCTTAGAACTACTCGACTTGATGCAAAACACAATGGTCGTAAGTTAGAAGCTGATGCTCTTAAGATTGTGATTAATCGTATCTATGGTGCTTTAAATGATGCTATGGATTATCTTTATGATCCTGAGTGTACTTATACTGTAACTATTAATCTGCAATTATTATTATGTAATCTTATAGAAGCATTTGAACTCAATAAATTTGAAGTTCTTTCTGCTAATACAGATGGTTTACTTATAAGACTTCTTATTGATCGTAAAGGTACATTTGATCATATTTGTAAAGAATGGGAAGAATATAGCAAACTTACTCTTGAAACTGAGAAATTTGAAAAGTATTGTAGAAGTGCTGTTAATGATTACATTGCTGTTGGATATGGTTTCTATGATGCTTTGCAATCTTATAATCGTAGCGGTAGTTGGATTGATAATAAAGGTAAAGTTTATACTTCTAAAGCTGCAATTGAGGATAAATTTATTAAATATAAAGGTTATTTTCTTCAAGAACCTGAATACAATAAAGGTTATGAATATCCTGTTGTAAAGAAAGCTCTTAAAGAATATTTCCTTTATGGTGTTGATATAACTGAATTTATTAAAAACTATATTAATACTTCTAAAACTGCTATTTACGATTATTGTTTTAGTCAAAAAGTTGCTAGTAAATATACAACTATTTATAAGACAATTAAAGATGGTAAACCTGTTTGGCTTAAATGTCAAAAACATAATCGTTTTTATATTTGTAAATCTGGTGGTGGTGCTATAACAAAAGCTATTGTTCAAAATTCTGATAATATAGCTTATGGAGAAGATATTAGCGATTGTGTTATAACTGATGAGAAAGCTCTTGTTGCTGGACAGAAAGTAGCTTTGTTTAATGATTATGAATACAAAGATGATTATAATATTCACTTTGGATTTTATATCAATGAAGCTAATAAAATTCTTTATGGTAACGGCAAAACAGGTAAAGGTGAACGTAGAGGTATTAATAACAATAGTAGTAATTTGTTTGGTTGGTAAGATATGAAACGTGATAGGGCTTTAGTTTATAAAGCATTTTATACTAATAGATTTACAGCTAATAAAGCTGTAGCTGTTATGTATTTACATGATGCTTTAGATGATTTCTTTACTAAATATTCTTTTAATAGTAAAGATATTAAAGATTATGATCATAATCAAATGGGTAAACATATTGTTTTTGATCTATGTCGTATTCTTGGTGATGCTGGTTATAGATTGTATGAATTATTAACTGATTATATTGATGATTTATATAATCGTAATGAAATTGAAATGTGTGCTAGAGCTATTTCAGAAACTATTAAATTAGCTGATGTTAATTAAGATGTATGAAAGAATATAATATTTCTGAAAAATATAAACGTATTTATCAAGGTATTCTTAAATGGAAACAAGCTGGTTATAAAGGTTTATTTCAATATACAGAACGTATTGATATTCCTCTTGTAATTAGTGAAGTTATTCAACATATAAATTTACAGCAATATGAATCAGATGTTGAAGCTTATGTGCATATTGTTGTTTCTAATAATTCTATTAAGGATGCACTTCGTAAATATATAACTTCGTCTTCTATTATAATTGAAGATGCTAATAGTTTTATACAACGTATTACAACTAAATACAAAGGTAAAGATCTTTTATATTGTGATACATTTATTATGCTTGATTGTACTAATAGTATTTATCATGATAAAGATACTTATTTCAAGAAAATGAAAAAAGTAGCTGCTGATAGATTTCTATTTGTTACTACTAAAAAGATTCCTGAGAATATGTTAAAAGCATTTACTTCTCTTGGTATTTCAGTTGTCGATATTATAACTAAAGGTGTTGCTTTGGAAGAAGGTTGGATTTCTCCTTATGTTATATATAATGTTGGAATTGATTTTACTAATGAAGAAAAAGAACTATATAAACAGCTTACTGAACAAATTAGTTCTATGCTTTCTATATTTAAAGGTAAAGCTAAGATGGTTAATTATGAATTTAAAAAATTTACTCATCTTAGAATGGATATGGTTGAAGATGATATGGCTTTAATTAAAGCTTGTCATCAAGGTGTTAATTATGTGAATAATTTAACTGATAAAGTAGAACATATTCATAGTGAAACAGTACGTTCTATGATTGCAGAGATTATGGGTTGGAGAAAAGATCTTGATCTTTCTAATGACTATAATAAGCAAGTAGAAATGTATTGGAATCCAGATAATATTCTTACACGTACTAAAGCATTTACTGATGCTATAGAAAAACGTTTAGAATTATATAATAATAATCTTAATAAACGAGAAACTATTGCTGCTATTATTAAGAATATTAAAGGTAAAGGTCTTGTTCTAAGTAAGACTCGTTCTATTACAAATTATGTTGAAACTTTAGATCATTGTATGTGTTGGTATAAAGGTATATCTTCAAGAATATGTTATGATTTTCAAGGTAATCCTTATTTATATGTTAGTGGAGCAAAGAAAGGTGAACCTAAAGTATTTGGTGAAGCTGGTATTCGTAAAGAATGTATTAAACATTTAGAACATGGTGATGTTTCGATTATTGCTACTGATGAAATTGCTAATTCGGTTTTTGATATGGAAGGTCTTACTACTATTATATGTACCTCTCCATATTGCAAGCCATTTAAGACTATATCAGACGATAAAATCGAACAACCATATATAAATAAGCCTACTTTAATAATATGGCTTTATATGCGAGATTTCACACTTAATTCGAACGATTATAAAACGTCAAAAGAGAAAGAAAAGCTAGTTGATGCACAACGTAGTTTTACTACTGATATTGTGTGGGCAAACAGCATTAAAGATGTTAAATTTTAATTTTTTGCTGATTTAGTTACAGCCATTGTTGCTAATATCAGAATTAATATCTACTTTTACCAATGGAAAATAAAGACAACAAATCAAACGAAATGAGTGAAGAAGTTATTACAAATGATGCTACGAAAGACGGTGCTAATGCAAGTGTAGTTAAAGCTGATTCTACTAATGCTATTGCACAAGCAAATAAAGATGTAATTACTCGTAATCTCGCTGTTCTTGGTGAATATAGAACTTTTGCTGAAAGTTTAATTAATACTGATCTTGGTGCGAGATTTAAAGAAAATGTTGTTAAAGATGGAATTGCCACTGAAGTTATTAACATTGATAACATGGTTACTTGTTTATTAACTGGGCAAGAATTAGGTCTTTCTCCTATGACTTCTCTCGCTTATGGTCGTAATCTTAATCTTGATGCAATTCAAAAGGTTGAATTAGGTAAGACTCTTGGTCTTAGTGTTACTGCTTCTCTAAAAAATATTTTCTGTTTTGAAAGTGGTGGTACTAGACAAGTTTATACAGGTATCAATGTTGTTGAAGGATGTCTTAATAAACATCATATTGATATTGATATTGATGAAGATTTTGTTCCTGTATATAAATATTTCAATTTACAACTTGACAAGCCTATTATTGAATTTAATCCTGATCGTCATATTGATGTAGATGAATATAATGATGATTATGTTAGAGCTGCGATGGCTGAAAAAGGTATGGTTCCTGTTAGTCGTGTTATTGACACTTATCGTACTACTGTTTCACTTATTAGAAAAGGTAAGAAAACTACTATTTCTTATACTCTTCAAGAAGCTATAGATGCAGGTCTTAAATCGGGTAAACATTCTATAACGGGTGCTGATGTTAAAGGCAAAGATAATTGGGATAAACATACACGTGCGCTTATGAGAAAAATGGCAATTATGCTTGCTGCACGTATCTGCGCCAATGATATTCTTAATGGTATGTATTGTGATGTTGAACTTAAAGATGTTAAGTCAATTAATGATGATACTATTGATATTCAATACGTAGAAGCAGATGATAACGCTAATTATTAAAAATTAAATACCGTTTGTGGTAATTATATTGCAAACATCTATCTTATATAAACTATTAATAAAGTTAAAGTCATGGAAAAAATGAATTTTGATTTCTTGAAAGCTGGTATCAATGAAGGTCGTTTTGAAACTGTAGCTAAAGCTGCTAAAGTTAGTGATGAGATTCGTCCGGAGCTTGTTGTTAATATCTCTATCAATAAGATGTGTATTAACGGTCTTGCTTCTAAAATGTTGAACATTGAAACAGGTGACTATATGAAAGCTATGGTCTTAACTGCTGATCAATGTGAAAATGATATTAATAAGAAGTTCTTCATTATGGTATCTAAAGTGAAAACTGATGATATGATGACGTTAGCTGCTGTTGGTAAAGCTAAAGGAACTGGACGTAAATTGTTCTGCTCTTATGCAGCTTGTTATTCACAATTCTTACAGAATACTGTAGATGCGCAAGCTATCACAGCTGATAAATTAGCTGAGCTTGGTTATGCTTACGGAATTGATAAAAAAGATTCTGAAGGTAAACCTTATACTAAGTACACTGCAAATCGTGAAGTTCACTACGAACTTGTTGATACCGGTATTGACTATCCGAACTCTGATGGTTCTATGTTGAGAATCTATGCTTGTGTTAATGCTCAAATTATCGAACGTCCATATGATCCTTCTGTTGAAGCTGAACAAGCAGCAGATGAGGCAGAAGAGAAACATGATGCTCCGGTAGCTGTTGAAGATGCACCAGAAGCAGAAGCTGAGGTAGCTCAAGAAGCAAAAACTGAAAATGAAGATATTTAATCTTCTATAAGTAATCCATTGATTTGGAATCTATCTTACAAAAGGAGGAACTAACAGGGTTCCTCTTTTTTTTACTCTTTAAATTATTTATAAAATGAGTGAAGTAAATAAAAGTCAAGTTGGTGTTATTAATTTTGGTGAAGTTGTTGTTACCCAAGACAAGAAGTTTAAACCTCGTGAAGAGTTCAACAATTTGTGTCAAGCTCATCTTGTGTCTGTAGAGATTAAAGATACCGAAACTCCAAAAGTAGATGAAAATGGAATCGCTTCCACGTATGAATATGCGGGTATTCCTGTTCCTACTATTGTATTCCGTTATAAAGAAGAACCTGTTCCGGGGGATGAAGTTGATCGTTTCTATACTGATTCTTTCCGTATAGTTACAACTCGTAAAACTGATGGAACTGCTGTAGATGTTAAAACATTTACTTCTATTGTAACTGAAGCTTATCGCAATTGTCGTCATCGTCTTGACGCTTATATCGGTTGTCCTAACTTTGTTGAACCCGGTTTTCCTCAACCAATTGATATGAATGCCGGTATTAATGAACGTATTGCTCAATGGAGAGCTTTCTGTGAGTTCTTTGTTAAAGCGTTTAATGCCGGTAAAGATGGTAAGCCTGTATTCTTAGATGAAAAAGGTGAACCTATCGTTGTTTGGATGAAACTTCTTGCTCACTATGGAGATCGTAAATATCTTTGCACTCCGGGCTTTGTTGGTCAAGGTTATATTGAACGTGTTATTAACGGTAAAAAACCTTCTATTGAAATTCTTCCAGGTGAAACTGTTGAACTTTCAAAAGATGCTGACAAAGATGAAAAACCAAATAGTGCTGCTGCTGAAGCTGGAGTTGCTATGGATTATGGTCAAGGTCAAGGCGTAAATGCTGATACCATTAACGCTTTGAAGAATCGCTATGCTGGTAACGGTGGTGGAATTGGAAAATATTAAGATGTAACTTAGACTTTTGAAGAGGGTGGAGAAATCTACCCTCTTTTTTTTGTTTCTATTGGTTTTGTGCTTAGTGTTGCAAACGCTCCGCTCTCTACCACAGTCTTGTTCCCTACTGGGGACTGCAAATGCTACAAAAGATGTAAATATGTGGAGTACAAGTGATAAAGATTATATTTTGAATACACTTGATCAAGTACATATTTATTCTGTCTTTCTTAATATTCCTGAAACAGAGATAAATAATTGTATTTGTTTACGCAATTATAAAATCTCTAATCCTCTTCGTTATGATCCTAATCCTTCTGTTAGTTTTAAATGGTATGGTAATAAGTTAATTTTTCGTGATTTTGCTGATTATCGTTATAGAGGTGATGTATTTGAAATTGTTGGTTTAGTTCTTAAAAAGAATTGTACTAATAATAAAGATTTCGTTGATATTTGTTCTCATATTATTGAATATGCTTCTGATGTGCAGAATGATTCACCTTATATTAATCGTGTTTATCAAAGTCAAAATAGAATTATTAATAATGAACTTCGTGTTATTACAACTGTTAATCGTAAACCTTCTTTTTATGATTACAAGTATTATAATCAATTTGGTATTACTAATGATTTAGTTGATAGATTCGTTAAAGTTGTTGAATCTTTTAAGATCGATAGTATTAGTAATCCGTATTATTATACTCGTCATGATCCTTGTTATGAATATCAAGTTAATGATGGTTGTATTAAACTTTATTTTCCATTTAGAAATAAACATACTGCTAATCGTTTTATTACAAATAACAAATGTCCTCTTGAAAATCTTGATAATTTAGCTAATACTACATATAAATTAATAGTTAAATCTCAAAAGGATAAAATGTTAATACTACGATTATTGAAAGAACTTAGAATTAACGATGTTGGAGTTTATGTGATTGCTAGTGAAACTGCAAAACTTCCAGATGATATTGTTGATGTTTTACGAAAAACTACTAAATCTCAAGTTTATGTAATGCTTGACACAGATAACACAGGTCTTACATCTGCTATCGAATATGAAAAGAATTATGGCTTTACAGCTTTATTTATGACTAAAGGTTATAGTGCTAAAGATCCTACAGATTTAGTTCGTATTACTGATTACAATTTCGTTAAAAAGAAATTTGCTAATATGTATTTAAATGAAATCGTAAATGGTAAAGAAAGAAGAGTTGTGTCCTGATGCACAACGTCTATTATGTGATGGTATTCCTTTGAAACGTTTTGATGATGGTACTAGATATTTTCTTTATCCAATGAATAAAGAAGATTATACTATAGTTATTAAAGCTATTACTGATTTACGTGAAGTAATGAGTAAGATGTCATATCAAAACTCTCAAATTAAATTAGGTCAATTCGTTCATACTTGGGGATTTAATCCTTTTAAAGAAGGTGCATTTATGGGCGAAACTAAGATTAAGTCTGATGAGGACTTTAAGATTGTTGAAACTCTCTTTGAAGTTGTTCAAGGTAAACTTCACAATAAACAAGCATTAACTGGTAGTTATCAATGTTTTTGTCATAAGAACTTTAAAACTATCGCTTATGCTCCTCATAAGACTATTCGTGATTCTTGGAATTGTATGTTAATTGCATATAATAATCCTACGCATTGTATTGTTTTATCTCATAATGTTGATGAAGATGGCAACCGTATATGGGGATGATAACGTTACTACTCTTTACAAGCGTGATGCACTGGGACGTATCGTGTTTTGGAGGATTGAGACTGACGGAAGCTACGAGAGGGTGTCATACGGCTTGTTTGAGCGACTTTCAGACGTCGGACAGGTAATT